AATTTTTATAAATAATATATAAAAATCTAGTTTATATATTATATTAAAAAATCGATTTTAAGGCCATTTATTTGGCCCATAAGGCCTTATTTTTTATTTTATATATAAATATATTATTTTATAATTTAAAGTCCATATAGGCCAAATATGGGCTCCGGGTCAAATATTTTAAATAAAAAAATTTTTTGACTTTATTTAGTCTAAAAATATATAAATGTAACAGATTTTTACCAGGTATAAAGCCGCAATTCTACAAGGTTTCACGCAAATTCCCGGCCGTGATTTTCCCGGAAATGGTTCCGAGAGAACACTGGATTTCTCCGGCTTTTAACCCGAGCCATTTTATGGCTCCATTGCTGTTCCCGTACCGTTTTTCAGTTTATCACCTATCCTAAATACCGGCACTGTAACAGTTCTGCTCCTAAGCCACCATAAAACCGTAACTAAACTTGAATTGTTCCCGTCCGATTCTGGCGCAGTACTGTAAAACTACAAAGATTCACTAAAATTCCTACCCAGTGATTCTGCGGAAATGGCTCCGAGAGAACACCAGATAGGAATTGAGATATTAAATTACCAAATTACAGTTCTGTGTCGTCCCAAGTATAGTTCTTGTGCCACCACCGTTTCCATTCCTCTGGAGTAAGTCCGGTGAAAATCACCAGACTTACAGATATTAAAATAAAACAAACCATATTATTACCAGTTTAAGTGAAGTAAATTAGTTTCTGGGTCTTTACTGATGAAGTTATTCACGAAGCCTGTATGGAACCAAGTCCACGCCGCATCGATTGCGTTACAAACATTGTTTCCTTCCACATCTCCAACCATAAGCATATAAGCTTCATACTCGTTAGAACATCTGAACTTGTACCGCATCCAATCCGTGTAAACCTCGATAACATCCGGACAGTATTCTTTCCGCAAATCTTCATCGCTGTATTCGCCCTTCGAGTAAGCCTCCATTATGGAATCAAGAGCACTACGGAATAGACGCGTGTGACTCTCAAGACACAGAATTGGTTTCTGCTGGGTGATTTCCCGCATTTCGGCTGCGAGGTTCATAACTTCATTCTCGTGCTGGATGAATGCAGCGATTCTAGTCTTGGTATAGAACCATATTGAAAGCAGTATTCCGTCGGCATTATAATACTTTAATTCATAAGACCACATACTGCAATTATCAAGCCATCTCTCTGTAATCTCGTGGTCTCCTTTCATTTCTTCTTCGGCTTTAAGCAAGCCATATTCATAATAAAGATTGCTGTCTTCATCCGGTCCATTAATTGATTCTGGTGTGCCGTAATCTTCATGAAATGCGTCCCAAAATAGGCTGTATGAGAACTGAACCTTTTCACCGGTTCTGTTCATAAAGAACTCTGCCAAAAACTCGGCTATGTTTACATTTAACACGGTCTTTTTCATAATTTTAATATTTTAACTGTTTTAAATCTTAAAAATACGCACTCTTAAATCATTCTCAATACAGCAATCGTAATGTGGGAATTTACAAATGTTACGGTGTTCTGTATACATAGGAAACCAGTTTTCATTATCGTACATTACTGTAATATAATCTCCCATTTCAAAAACTGTATCATTATCGCTGCCAAAAACATCAGCTAAACTCCAGCTATCATCATAGCTGCGAATATCCCAGAATTGATTATCAATTCCTTCACGGTTAATTGCTTCCAGCAACCCAATCATCTGATTCTTGTTTAATTTCTGTAATTGTACCATAATCTTAATATTTTAATTGTTCTTATTATTTCTTTTATCTGGTGCAAAGATAATAATAATATTTTAAATAAAAAAATTTCTTGACTTTTATTAATATTTTATTTTTAAATAATTAAATCTATTATTATATGATTAAAAATAATAATAAATTAATATATTATTTCCCGATTTTATTATAAAATATAATTATTAAAATATTTAACTTTTAAATTAATAATTTTTAATATTAAATATTTTATTATTTCGAATATTTTTATTATATGCGCGTACTTATATAATATATAGGCTATTAGACCCGGTAAGTACGCAGCAGATATAATTCCCGGCACTGTAACAGTATGACTGAAAAGCTGTAATGACCACGTAGCGATATCGCAGTAGTTCACTATTATTAACAGGAATGTACCCGAATCGTACTCCCGGTGTGCTGAAATTCTGTAAAAGTTCATAAAAATTCCCGCTGGCCAAATCTTGGAAATGGCCAGCGAGAGAACACTGGATAGGAATTGAGGTTTTATCGCACCATTCTCCACCAACTATCACACACCCAACTACCTTTAGAACCGTCAACTGCCAATGGACAGGTAAGATAGTTATCACAGTTTACACAAGAATTTTTATCCTCTGGTAAACACTTTCTAAACGCTTTACCTACTATTGCCATATCTTATCTATCTAAATCTGGTTCTAGGATAATACCATAAGCTGCGGAAACGGCGTCCAGAATATCATCTGTAAAACCTTCAATACCGTTCCAAATCAAATAATTATTGATTTTCTGGCGAGGAGTCATTTCGGCTATTACCTCGAGAGGATATTCGCACTCACACTCAAGGCAATCCTCTAATAATGCCTTTTGGTTCTCAGCTGTAGATTGGAGCTGATTATTCATCGAGCCAATACATCTATCTGTAAGAAAACCAATATTGTCAGAAAAACGTGGATATTCAGCAATTTTATCTTTGGCAATTTCAATGAGTGCATGCTCACTGAAATGCTCTGCTAAGTCCGGGCGCTCTCTTTTCATGTTCTTAACAAGAGCTTTTACTTTTACTGTACTCATAATTAATTAAAGCTATAAAGTGAAACATTACCAGCACCTTCAACCTCGTATACACAATCAGGCATAAATACAGATTTGCCATCAGGCGTTGCAAGAGGCACGTTGTTGTAAACAGCCAAAAAATCCTTAGACCCCAGAAGTGTTGGTGGCTCAAGGCTAAATGGCTTTGCATTTACTACATTACCATCACCGAAGTTATCTACCAAAAATACATCTGGGTTCTGGCCTTTATACAAGGTAACAACCTTAAAATCCTCAGATGTAATACTAGAAAGAGACAAGCTCTTAATCAAATCAGTTGCTTTCATAATTTTGCAATTTTAATTGTTAAACTTATAATGTTTTATCTGAGTGCAAAAGTACTAATAATTTTTCAAATAAAAAAATTTTTTTAGTTAACAGTAGTTAAATTAAATGTTAAAGTTTGTAGGCCTAACTTGCCGGTTTCTATATCCAGATGTCAGCTTTCTAGCTAAAACCATTTCTTAGTACCTAGAATTCATTATTTTATATTAAACTATATAATTATATTAATTAATAAAAATAACGCGATGTGAGCCAAATATTCTATATAATTTAATATATTATTTATATATTAATATCTGAAAATTTTAAAATTTGCCACCAGCGAGCCGTTTCTATATGTTACTGTAAAAAATAATAGGTAACCGTTTCACAACGATTACCTATCCGCCTAAAAACAATTAAAATTCTATTAAAATTATGGGTTCTTACCGTAGTTAGAACCAATAGCGCCAAGGCAGGGAATCGAACCCTGCATAAATCCTTTAAACAGAACAGCAGATATTTGTTTTACTTGGCATTTAAAAACTCCTAGGACCACAGTCCCTTAGTCGCTTCCTAGGAGTTTAATTTCAAATAATATACTTAAAAACATTTATGAGAAGAAAACAATCAACTAATTGTTTTACATAAGGTCACCTGACTCTGCTTCAGCAGCTGCAGCGTCTACTGCCTCTTTAGCCTCAGCTTCTGCATTGGCTTCCTGCTCATCATGCTTAGCATCAAGAGCAGCCTTAGCGTTGTCATACTCGAGCTGCTTGTTCTGAAGTGCTTCCTTAGCTTTCTCCAAGGCTTTCTTTGCCTTGTTAAGAGCCTCTTCTGCACGGATAACCTTCTCTTCAGGAGTGAGAGCAGTTCTTGGCTGACGCTCAGCGCGTGTCTGCCACTTTGTCTGGAACTCCTTGTAAGTCTCATCGGCATCATCCAATGGGAGCAAGCCCTCTGGCTCTGTGATAACTACCTTACCACCTTCAGCCTCATCCTTAGTTGAATGGATTGCCTTGTGAGTGAACTTGTGAGCGCCATTCTCATCCTTGAAGCCAATGCGGAAGAACACTGTGCAAGAGCGCTTATCCTTGATGATGGTCTCAATTCGAGAATCTGTCTTAGTATCATCGCCAAGGTCAATCTGACGACCTACATAAGAACCAGCTGCCTCTACAATCTCATCAGCCTGCACCATCCAATCCTCAATGTCGACCTGAGCCTTACGACGAGCACCTGTCTTCTTAGCCTTGTGAAGCTCTACAGTCTCCGGCAAGATTGTAACCTCCTTGAACACCTTGTAGAACTGGCGACCTGTAGGGTTCTCATCTGTAACATCAGACTGGATGAGAAGATAGCAGCGCATAGCTCGCTTCTCCTTAAGAACTCCCTTGACGTAACCACCAACCTTAATAGCGGTACCAGGCATAAGTGTCTCACAACGATGACTGAGAGCCTCCTCATTTGCCTTTGCAACCTCAGCATCAAGCTCCTCCATGCTCTGCTTTGGCTTTGCCTCACGCTTAGCCTTAGGCTTTGCTTCCTTGTTTTCACCAGCCTCAGAATTCTGCTTAGCAGCTTCCTTCTCTGCTGCATCGATAGCTGCCTGCTCCTCTGGAGAAAGTGCTGCTCCATTATCTGCTGGAGCCTGAGCAGCTGCCTGTCGCTTATCAAGAATAGCCTGAATTGCTACCTTGTCCTCATCAGAGGTTGCTGGGTCGTTAACTAACTTCTGTAACTTCTTTGTTGCCATCTGGGCGAATTTCATTGTTGCCATAATTTTGTGTATTTAATTGTTAAACTTATATGTTCTAATTACATTTGCAAAAGTACTCATAATTTTTGAAATATGAAAACTTTTTATGTTAAGAAGTGTTAATGAAAATGTTAAAAATCATTAACACCTCTTTTTGCTATTTAATCACTGAAATTTTTTACTTCCATTCAAAGCAGTCACATATATAACCATCCTTTGCCAAGGTACATACGTGATATGCGACGCACCTATTACACTCTGCAATATGCTCTGCTTTAGCCTTGCGAAAATTATATTCATTATTACAGCTCATATTTATTACGCTTTTAGTTCTACATCAAAGTTCTTTGCTACTTCTTTAACTGCATCAAGCAATTCTTGGTCGCTCATATTTCTAGCTATTTCCTCAAGAATATCCTCAGGACTTACAACATCCTTAAGAGCTTCAAATAATTTCCAACCTCTTCCCATATTATCTCAATTCAAAATCGTTACACACATAGCCTTTCTTTGCTAAAATACACGTATCAAACTCAACGCATTTGCTACAATCATTGAAGTGCTCTAGCAATTCAACTTTGTGAAAATTAAACTTGTTGCTCATGATAACTCTGCTTTAGTTGATGTTCTTACCTTGCCACCATCTAAGATTAAATCGATGGTAACATATATCTCTGAACCAGCGTATTTAATAATAGCCGTTGTATTACTAGCTGTGAGGCACTGAACTGTGTAACGTGCATCCCATTCTGCCTTACAGTATCTCTCCCAGTATTTAAATACTCTTGGGGGAGAACTGAGTGCTACTAGCAATTATCAAACTCATTTGCAAATAAGTTGCAATTTTCTTCAAGTTCCAATCAACCGGAACAAACTTTGGTTTTCTCATAATCTTAATATTTTAATTGTTAAACACTTGTTTTATTACACAGGATTGTATGGTCTTGGGCAATAAGCCACAAACGCATCCTCAGTATTATTCATGCTAGGAGTTGCAGTAATTTTCCAAATCTGTGATATTGAGTGGTGCTCATTTCGCATTCCCTTGTTATGAATCCACACTGCTTCATTAACTAATTCAGAGTCTATAATGAACTTGGATTGGCTCAAAGCCTCAAAATATTTTTCAGCTTCATCCTCATTATTAAACTTGCTATATTCGTCCATAGCGTCGTTTTCTTCCTGAGTACCTGGCTTGTTTGCAAACATATAAAGAGTTCTTTTATTTGATGGAATTTCTCCACAAACAAAATTGCGACCAATCCATGCTACTAAATTCTCGAGCTTGTCAACTTTCAAAATAATTTCTGTATTCATAATTTTACTGTGATTTTAATTGTTAAACTTATTATGTTTTATCTGAGTGCAAAAGTACTAATAATTTTTCAAATAAAAAAATTTTTTATGTTAAGAAGAGTTAACAGCTTTATCTTTAACTACTGTTAACACTTACTATATATAATATATAATATGTACGCGCGTGCGCCCGCGTATAGGGTAATAATGCGGCACTGTAGCAGTTTAGTGCATTATATAAGTCCCAGCATTGCAATAGCATTAGTTAAAAGCCAGTTCCTAGAACCGGCGCGTTATAGGTTTATAGTGATTAAAATCTCACCAATTTCCAGAACCAGCGTGTAAATCTACAAAAATTTACAAAAAATCCTATCTGGCATTTTCTCGGAAATAGTCCCAAGAGAACACCAGATAGGAAATTAACTTTTGCCAAACCATTTTTCATATTCGCGTATCTTGCAAACTGGAAGTAAATCTCTACAACGAGAAGTACTATGGTATCTATATTCAACCCAGTATGCATCACCCATCGGTTCTAAGTCTTGAATTTGATTTCTTTCCTCATAGTTGGTTTTTAAATCAAAAACTCTTACATGAGCTTTTTTATCTGGAAGAATAATAAACTCAAATATGAATTGACCTGCTATTTTCTTTCGTTCTGCTGCTGATATTTTAACTTCTACCATATCTGTGCCTACGATAGGTTCTGGTTCAGATATAAATCTGAAATTACCAAACAGAGTTTTAAACTCTTCTGCTTCTTCAAGATTATCTGGGTCGATAGGCTCTTCGCCATCTCTCAAATAATAAAAAGAATCGCCAGTAAGTTGAATTATTTCAGTCTTCATCTCTTCGTCCTCCACCTACAATTAAGCACCACGATATAAATATACCAAATACTGCTGCAAATGCAATAATTCCTGCTATCATGTCATTTTATGTTTATGAAGTTTACGATAACCTGGTCTAGCCGCAATCCAGGCTCTTTGATACGCTAATATTTTTTCTCTGTTTTTAGCATAATATTTTCTATCATACTCGGAGCGTTTCAGCTTTTCTTCTATAGAAGTTGGAGCTTTATAGACGTATTTTTCTGGATGAGCCTTTCTGTAAGCTCTATTATAGGCTAATATCTTTTCTTTATTAGCTCTATAATAAGCTCGCATTCTAGCTCTTTCATGTTCTGTCGTTGTCATGATATTTCTTTGCGTTCTAATTTGTGTCTAATTAAATATAACTTTATATCAATAATATCATCAAGCGTTAAGTTCTTGATAACTCTATTGCCGATTTTAAGACTGTGCTTTTGCTTTCCCATAAGGATTGTCTTTTTTAACTCGGTCATAAAGTTTCTTGAACCAAAATGGGTTGTATCTTAACAAGTCGCCATAAGTTCTGATATTATTAACACCAACAAGCCTAGAAGCATAAATTACTTCTCTATCAGCCAATCGGCGTCTAGCCTCATACCATCTATGGATAGCTCTATCCACGCATTCCAAAAAATATGTACTGAGCTCAGAATCACGCTCTTCAAGAATCTGTTGTTCTGTACCCTGCTTGAAATAATATGGCACATTTGGCGTAACCCAATAAGTAAGAACCTCGCCTACTTCTGGATGTGTCTTATATAGAAATCCAGGATTTGCTACAAATACCCATGGCCACTTAATTTTTGCTAACTTAATAGCTTTTGGAATAGCTGGAGATAAAAGTCTAGCAATTCTAGCGTTAATGTATTTGTCATAACGCTTAATGAGTTGTCGCAAATTGCTAGTAAGTTCTTCTACAAGAGCTGTTTTATCCCATCTTGTTAACTCTTCTGACAAAGGGAGAATTTTCTGGTCAAACGCCATTCTGTTAATTTCAACTTTTTCAAGTTCTTTTTTAGCCTGGCGCTTTGCCATACCATCTTTAATACGACGACTAATCACTAATCTACGCTCAACATCGTTGAGTTCTGGGACCAATTCCTTGTCGTGTTTAGGACTGTCGGCAAATTCCACGCAGTTTTCACCACCTATAGAAAAGATAACATCGTCAGATACTTCGCGTTTAACTTTGCCATCTTCATATTTTAGAGTTGATTTGTTATAAAACTCATCGCCATCCATAGAAGCGATAGAAAAATCAGAATTCTCGTTGTCATCTGGATTTGCAGCTGCTTCTATTTCAGCTTTTGCCAAGTCTTCATCTTCAGACTGAATATCTGCTAGCATTTTAGCAAAATCTTCTTCTGAATATTCCATCACTGAGGCTTCTTCACTTGAAGGAGCCTCTGTGTTATGTATATCACATAGAGCTTGGTCAATAAGTGCATTTAAATCTTTGCTGTCCATACTACATAATCTTTAAATTAGTTACAAATACTGAACTAAAAACATTTCTTGCTACATGTGGCTGGAGCATAAATAAATATGCTATAGCAAGTAATAATCTAGCAACTATGTGGAGAATCCACGCGGTTAAATATACTGGAAAATAAATAACTCCAATAACAAACCATACTAAAAACAGCATCCAGCCTTTAAACTTAATTGGTATTTTCATAATTTCAAAACATTCTTTAAATAGTCATTAATATGCTTTGGATATACATTAGTACTTGGCAAGTATATATGCAAGTCCTGGGCAAAATGATAATAGTCTCCAACTGTTGCTCCAATTCTAGAAGCAACATACTTCTGCAACTGAGAAAAACAATACTGGTCATTGCAAAAACCAAATATCAAGTCATTGCTTCTCATAAGAACCGTCATATTGAGAACTCTTCTATAGTTGTCATAAATATCGACTTTAAAACCGATATTTAAAGTACACGGAGTATCATAATAATAATCATCCATTTCTTTGCCGTCATACAGCGTAAGCCATGCTTGACGAGTATCTGGATTGTCCTCAAGTTTCTCAATTACTTTCTGCAGTTGCTTATTGCGGTTCCACAGCCAACCATAGTTAGAATTGACCTGGCAATCACCTCCATGCATGCGTTTCCAAACTGGAGCGTGCTTTTGAAGCTCTGATACATCTCTTGAATGAGATAAATACCAATTCCATTCTCTTTCTGCGTATTTAGCATTCCAATGGCGCCATTCTTCAGTAATATGATTTTGCTCTGGATAAGCCATATAGAAACCAACATTCTGCAATCTAATCGTATTATTGCCAGGCATTCCACCACATCCAGCTATACGATTAGTCAAAATACTAAATGCTTGATTGGCATTTTCATATACCCAATTATTATCAGATTGAGTAATATATGGATAAGAAATTTCAAAATTTACTTCCATGATTTATTAAACTTTTGATTTAACACTTGAAAGTTTTGCTGAATAGCTTTAATGTCTTCAGGCTTTAAGCCTGTTAATGGACAAACTGCGTCCAAATCAAGCATATTCACTTTACCTTCCATTCTAGTTCTTTCGTATGCAAAAAACTGCTCTTTAGTAATTTCTGATGCCGGAGTTGGCACTAGTTTTGTATATTTTCGTAAATCTATAGCTTTGCTCATATCTTTTGCATTTTTAATGAAACCTTTTTCAACACACCAAGCATAAGCATTTTTAGCTGCTTCAGTAGGTGTTGTTCCTTTTATTACTTTTATAGAATCACTCTCCTCTGCATCTATCCAATCAATAACCCATGTTCCTTCAAACTTGTATAAAGTGGGAATATAAGCCCAATCATCGTCTGTTGTTTCAAGCTTATGATTATTCTTAAAGGTGAGGTTAGGAAGTACTTCAATATAGTCCTCCAACGTCAGTGCTGAATCTATTTCTTCGCTACAGTTTACTAAATATTTTCTCATTTTCATATGCAAATAATTCTTCAACAAAGTTTTTTCATAAAAAACAATTCTTCTTCGGCTTCCTCGTTTAATGCTTGGCATATTTCTTTAGCTTCTTCATAAGTTAATTCTGTGTATGGGTCTCCATCTTCATCTTCTGCTTGTTCTCCAGTTATAAGAACAATCCTATACATAGAATTAACTCTTTCATCTATATAAGTGTTGGCTGCGTCAACAGCTTGTGAACATATATACCAAATTGCATCGTCTCTAATAAAGCCTAAATTAAACTTATCTGTACATATCTGAATATAGAAAGTTCTCAGAATTTTTGGAGCAAATAAGCCTTTCTTTTCCATATCCTTGTATTCATGCAGCCACATGCCAAAGCCGTTACTTTCTTTGAATTTTTTAGCGTAGTGCTCTACGAATTTTAAGAATATAGGTTCTTTTACTACTTCCGGTACTTTCTTCATAATCTGATATTTTTAATAGATAGAACTCCTCTTTTTATCCCAGAGCAATTGAAACATATAATATAATAATTTATATTATAAATATATTTCGTTAACTCTGGGACTATAGAGGATATTATTGGGATAATTTATTGCTCTTCTGAAGTAGAGTTAAAACCTCCTTTTCGTTCACTCTTTTTAGCGAGAACAGCAGCCTTAACAACTTCAGGAGAAGCTTCACAAATATCTGCATAAGATACAGGAACCAAAATAAACTGAGCAATCTTCTGACCTCTCTCAATCCATACTGGCTCTTTACCAACATTAATGAGATGAATGTGAATCTCACCAGGATAGTCCTCATCGATGATAGACGCACCAATAATAACACAACTTGAAATAGTTGTATCTTGGCCTGTAATCTTCATATCGGTCTCGCAATCGAGCTTAGCTTCTTTTGATGGACAAACACCTGACTTGTTAGCAGCCATAAGCATATATCCATCTGGAATAAGAGCTGAAATACCAGATGGGATAAGTACATCCTCGTGTGGCTGAAGCATCTGGCCTGAAAAATCCTCTGGCACGAAGAAATCAATACCAGCTGACTTAGATGTACCACGCTCTGGAGTTTTAACCTTTCTTACTTTTGCAATCTGCATTACTGAATTCATAATTGTAAAATTTTAATATGTGAATAACTAAATTATTTATATGTGCAAAATTACATAAAATTTTTCATATAATGAAATTTTTTATGTTAACAGTAGTTAAAGTTAACAAGCTTTAACTACTGTTATTCTTTCTAGAGTAAATCGTCTATATTACCAGGATTTGGGTCTATAGAAGCTGGCTTTGAATTCTTTGGAACTTTAATATCGCCAGGTTTACGCTTCAAAATCCACAGAGTATTGCGAGCAGCATCTGGGAACATTGGAGCCATGATATTTGCCATAAGATTTGAATCGTAATAACGGCTCAATTCTTTAAACATCTGCTTCTGCCAATCATTCATGAGAGGCTTATAATCTTTCTGCGAAGCGAATGTTCCGAACTTATCGACAATATCAAAGTGCTTTTTGAGAATAGCCTCAAGTTCGTAATGGTCAAACTCTTGAACATCTACACCTCTTCCGTCCCCAGAATCATAAGTATGATTACCTGCAGCACCAACACGAGGGTCGTAATTTGGAGTAGAAAGATAATAAGTTGCATCATCCCGTCCACATGCTTTAAAGTTCTCCAGGAAAACGTCTGCATTCTGTTTACCGACATGCTCAAGAACCTCGAAAGCACATACCTTATTGCCATTAAACTGGCTGTAATCAAGATAATTTTTAACAAGGTCAGCCTCATAGAAGCTAGCCCAAGGAACTGATGCAAACTTAGATGCATCATCTGCAATAGTTTTGTGTCGAATATCGATGCCAACATAACTGTTACACTTAAACTTATTTCTATAAAACACTTCAAGCAAATTAGCTTGGCCACATCCAAAATCTACTACATCATCACCAATTTTAGCGTCTTTCAAGATGTGTGTCCATCTCAAATAATGAGCGAACTGGTCTCTGTGATAAATATGACGCTCCATAGCTTGGTCTGGAGATAAATCTGTTGTATTATAATTCTTTGCCATAATTACATTAAATCTTCTGTTTCTGTTTCAGGCTTAGCACCATTTGCACCATCGTATGTATTAGCCTCTGAAACTGGGTTAAACTTACGTTGCTTTTTGCCTACTTCAATTGATAACTTCCAATACTTGGAATATTCACACAACCAACCTTCAATATTATTAATCGTGAGGTTGAATTCGCTAGATGGTTCATAACCTCCAGTTTCAGCATTAAACTTAGCGTATACCATCGGTTCTCCATGGGCTTCAGCAACTTCGTTGAGTTTATCTTCTGCCATAGCAAGAAGTTCCTTCATACCTGCTACACGCTGAGAGTTGATAACTCTGTTAGGGAACAAGATGCGCAAGCCAAGAAGTGAACCAGGACCAATGTTCGTCAGTTCATTCACATTAAACGGAATAAAATCCTCTTTTGAGAATCGATTAATGTAAATCATATCCTGCATCAGCTCATTAGCAATAAACTTCTGAACTCCAGGAATAGCTGACAAAACATCGATAATATCTCTCGTGGACTCTGCAATAAGAACTGTGTCGATGATAATATCGATAGCACCCCACAATTCGGATAATGCAGTATCAGCGTAAGCCTCTGCTCTATTTTTACCGGTCTTAGCTGCAAAAGACGAACTAATAATGTAAGCATCAGTAAATGGCTTAGCTCCCATATTCTGAAGTGTCCTGGCAATTGTTACGAATTTAGGCTGCTGTTCCTTAAACTTTTCATAGTCAGGAATTCCACCTTTCCAATCTGTAACAGAAGCCAAAAACTCGAAAAAGTCTGGAGAATTAAACAACCTGTAAACGATGCACTTCCAAACTTTATTCTTAAGTGACAGGCTATCATCCATAATGATGTTAGAGATAAGCCACCAAGAACTGCGGTCAAGCTCACGGTACAGATTAGGGAATTTATTTTCCTGGAAAATAGGGTCATCTGTCCATGGAGCCTGAATTTTGTCAATGAATCGGCGCTTCCAAATCATCTGGCGCTCATACATAGTCTCAAAGAATGCTTGCAAATTCTCTTCGCTTACGCTGAGATTTCTGTCAGGCAAATGCTTAAAATACTCATGGTTATCAGCTAACGGATTGGCTGAATTTTTACGAGCATAAGACTGAGTTGGGTCGCCTGGATTTTTACGTGGACGACCTCTACCACGTTTTACTGGCTGAATAGCTTCTTCTACCATAACATTTAATTTTAATCGTTATTTATATTTTTATCTGTTTTTGCTTCAATGTAATTATTTAGAGCTCCTACATAAGCAGCAGCATCAAGGAGATTATCCTCTCTGTGCGAATAGGCTTCTCTTGAAAGCTTAAGAGCAATCATAGCTCTATACATGCCCTCAACTGAAATCTGTTCATTTTTTGGAGAGGCTGCATTATATATAGCTGCAGCTCTTTCCATACTTTCTGAGAATGGTCCATACATGCGCTCTTTTTCTTCTGAGCGATGATTGACAATTTTGTCTGCTCTTTCCAAGATATTCATAATCTTTATTTTTATATTGCAAAATTAATAATAATATTTGAATTAAAAAAATATTTTAAATTTTATTAACTTATTTATTATTCATAAATATATTTTTAATTATTTTTAATATAATTGTCGATTTTAGCTTTAATACTGTTCATCAAGCTCATCTGCACTCTGTCTTTATTCTTCAGTGCTAATATAACATCCTCATCATGGGTCTGAGCCATATACAGATGATGAATAATAACACCTTGCTTTTGACCTTGGCGGTAAAGTCTGGCATTAAACTGTTGATACAACTCAAGTGACCAGGTTAAACCGAACCAAACGATTATATTACCTCCAGCTTGAAGGTTAAGACCGTGACCAGCTGAAGCAGGATGAGCTAGCATAAGTTGAACTTTGCCATCATTCCAGTCTTGTATATCTTTAGCAGTTTTAAGCTCTCTAGGCTTATATTTGCTAAGATACTTCATAATTCGGTCTCTATCAAATTGATAAGTCCATGCAACAAGAACTGGCTTTCCACACGCTTCTTCCACTATCTCTTCTAATGCTTCTAGCTTAATATCGTGAATTGGATATACATTTTTATCTTCATCATATATCGCGCCATTTGCAAATTGAAGAAGTTTATTAGACAAACCAGCAGCATTTAAAGCTGTTATTTCGACTTCATTGTCCAAGTTTATAAGCTTCATAATACTATCTTTTTCAAACTTATGATACGCACCTAATATGTCTTTAGGCATTTTGAGCTTAACATAGTTATTTGTAAGCATAGGCATTTGAAGATAGTCCTGAGCTTGCATACTTATGCATATATCACCTATTTTATTTCGTATTGCTTGTTCTGCACCTCCTTGTAAATTATAATTATAAACTACATAACCGTTAGACCTACCTGGAGTAAAGTATGTGCTTCTATACTTAGTAATAGTTTTACCAAGTCTTTCACCTCTATCCATTAAGTAAATCTGTGGCCACAAATCAATTAGACCGTTTGGAGCAGGCGTTCCAGTTAAACCAACTACTCGCTTTATCCATGGTCTGGCTAATCTTAATGCTTTGAATCTCTGCGACTGATGATTTTTAAAGCTACTAAGCTCGTCAATCACAAGCATATCGTATGGCAAATTTGAAGCACATATACCGCAGAGCCACGCTATATTGTCGCGAGAAATTATGTGAATATCAGCTTTCTTATGAAAAGCTTCTAATCTCTGTTTTTCTGTTCCAATAATCTTAGAAAATGTAAGATGTTGTAAGTGTTCCCAATTTTGTGCCTCTTCTGCCCAAACAGTTTCAGCTACTCGCTTAGGAGCAATTACCAAAACTGAATTTACTTCAAGATAGTCATACATTAACTTCTCTACTGCTGTTAAGGTTGAGACTGTTTTGCCTAATCCCATTTCCAGAAATAATCCACAGTATTTATGAGTAATTATATGCTCGACTGCCTTTTTCTGATATTTGTGTAAATCTGTTTCTTTTAACATGCCATTATATCTTCTATTAAATCTACAACCTGCTCTACAGTATCAATTACTTCAACTCTAAAGCCGAGTTTGCGAAGCTTGTCGTGCATTGCTAACTGAAGTGGTCGTGGCTTTTGATTTGTGGTTTTAAGCTCTACAAATATAACTTTTGCAGGCTTAAATAGACACATTCTATCAGGCAATCCATTTATATGGAAACTTAATAGTTTTATGCACATACCGCCATTCAATTTGCAAAGTTCGACAAGCTTTCGCTCAACTACTTTTTCACTTTCTTTCATGGAATCCTGCGCCTCCTACTGAAGAACATTTTTCTTCTTCTTTATAATCCCACTCAATGTCCTTGTCTGCATCAGGAGTATACAATCTATCCTTGAAAGACTTAAATATCTGCTTTTTAAATTTCTCAAAAGTTAAAGACCCATCAGCTCTTCCAACAATTGTGTCAATTTTGCCAAGATTGTATGATACCCATTCACCGTTTTTAAAGTGCAGTTTCATGCCTCTTATTATACGATGTGTCTTCGTTTTGAGGTCGTTTTTGAATTTGTACTTCTTATAGTTTGGCTTATCTGGGTCATCTTTTACAGGACCTGCTTCAGCTTTTGCTTTTCTTATTTCCTGTACTCGCTTAGCTCGAGTTTCAGCAACACTGAATGCACTTTTTAACTTTCTCGCTAAGTCTTTTTTAGCATTTTCATCCATAATCTTAATATAAATCTCCTAACATTGCTTTTATTTCGTCATCTGTAGGTTTATCACCTAAAAGCTCTTCAAGCTCTCTCATAGCTTTTGCTACAGGGTCTTCTTGAACAGGCTTTACGCGTTTATAGTATTTTTGCTTACCATAAATCTTACCAAATGATTTTCTCTTAGAACCAACATATTCCCAACCTGGAAGGGTCTTCATTATGTTGTTTATCTCACGAGTGCTATAAGAATTAAAATTCTTACGCTCTTCACCTAAGCATTCACACCATATCTCATAAGAGCAAACAAACTCTTTGTACTCTGTTCCCTTTTCAGCTAGTGGGTCATTTAACCACTGCTGGCGTTCGAATAAATCTTTCTTGCTCCAACTAGAAGGAAACTTCATGTTGAGATATTCTTCGATTATTCCAGTTCTGTCATCAGTTACAGAGTGACTTTGCTGACTTTTCTTTGCGAGTTCATTCTCCTCTTCTGAGAAATATAGTTTTTCGCCGTTCTGATACATCTGAACAGCTTCAGCCCAAATTTGGTCTATAATATCATCAGTTAAGTCTTTGGCAACTATCTTTGTTGCAAACTTAGGACGAACTTCAATAGGATTGAATCGGCGATTACCTGTAGAATCGCGCAAAAACTCCATGTCATTTGTAGTTCCAAAGAACACACATTGACGTTTATAAGTTTCTACGGTTCTACCATAAGCAGGTCTGAACATATCTTCTGTTTTAGTTATAAACTGCTTTACAGTTTCAACTTCTGCTTTCTTTAAACCCGATAATTCGGCCATTTCAATAAGCCATGCGCCTTGTAACTGCTCATAGGCTTCTTTACCTTGAAAGGTGTTAAATGAATCGCTAAACCAGTCCTTGCCAAGTTTACGTATGAACGTAGATTTATATGTAGCCTGAGCTCCAACTAACACAAGAACCATATCGTATTTTATTCCAGGATTGAATATTCTAGCTACTGCAGCGCACAGGGCTTTACGAATAGTAGCTCTTGTATATTTAGTATCTTCGGCTCCGAAATAATCGATAAGAAGTGTATCAATTCTATTTATGCCGTCCCATGAAAGAGATTTCAGATAGTCTCTTACTGGATGAAATGATTTCTTTTGAGCGGCAAGCATCACTGCATCATCGATTTTCGATACAGATACCATGTTGTATACACATTCTATGTAATTACGAATGCCTGAGTAGTCTACATTTTTTACAGGTTCTGGAGAATCTACCTTGCGCCAGGGCATAGACCTCATGATATATGTTTTACTGTCAAACTCATTCAGTCTAAATGCACCTCTAAGATATTTGTCATTCTGCAAAACAAGATTAAGATTGTTAGAATCGCTGTCATATTCGCCTTTTTTATTGGCCTTGAGTTGTGAAAGCCATGAATCATCATAAGAATCATCGTCAGCATTCTCCTCATTAGCAGCATCTAAACCATCAAAATCTAATCTTGCATGTTCTAAATTCTCCTCAGCTATTTTCTTTTTAACCTCAGTACAAGTCGTGGCAAATTCTTCCATCTTTTGCTGAGAAACCTTTGAATCAGGTCCAGAGTCGAGATGCCCGAATTTATGTATTCTGACCAAATCAAATGCATTGCACAGTCTTCCACTAGCTGGGTCCGTTCCATGATGCGAAAAAGCAAATTTATCATTATAAACGATAAGACCTCCAGTTGTAGAACCTAATTTATAGGTATATCGGTCTTCGCCTGCTTCCTCATATATGTCACTAAGAAATGTGCTAATAGCATCTTGAATAGAGTATGTTCTACAGAATGTTCCAATTATGCCTGACTTTTCTTCTGGGTCTTCTTGCTTTTTAATATCGGATAATAAACCTTCTGATATTTTACTGCTTGATGGCCATTCAGATGTATTCCTCCAGTCATCGTACGTTTCAAGAACTGCGTCAGCATCAAGCCATTCACCATCTTGATATTCAAAATAATATTCTATATCAGATGATACACTTGGCCAAAACATAAGTCTTTCTGGCTCAAATGTAGATTGGTCGAACAATTCTATATTTAAGTTACCAGCTATACGTCTAGATATAGCCTGATATTCGTCAACAGATACCTCTCTATTAATAGGGATAAGCAGTCTGTGACGAGGTTTACTCTGTGTAGATTTATGCGTTGAATATATAGCGGCTGCACAGCCATATTGCAATGTAAAATCCCACCAAAAATCAGCATAAGAAAAATCTACATCAAGACAAATTAATTGCCTATATGATACGGATGCTTTCTTACGTATACCCTTGTCAAGATAGCCACCAACAAAGCCTCCCACATCCTTGATTTTAGATTGGTCGGCTTTATTAGCAGCCATGAATTGAGCATGGGTCTCATTAGTAACTACAGGCTTAGAAAGTTTGTCGATTAATTTGCTCCACTTTACTTTCTTGTTCTTCCACTTTTTTGTAGAAGCACTTAAGCCTGTAGCTATATCTATTATGCCATCATGAATCATGGTCCTCTATTTTCCAAGTTATAAGTATTGATAGTGTATCACTAGTAGGCTGAATTTTGCTGCAGCAATTTACGAAATTAACTAATTGCCATTGAACTAGTTCATAGCCTTTGGTTCCATTTCTATTTAAGTATGCTTGAAACTCTTCTATACTTGAAAAGTTTCTGCTATCAATAATATATTTAAATTTAAGCATATTTTTACATAATCACGTAATAGTTATTTACTATTCTAGAAATAACTTCATTTATATATTGAACAGACATTTTCTGATTAATAACCATTAAGTCTTTAGCCTGTTCTAATATAGAAACTACGTCTTTCGCTTGCTGTGTCATAATCTTTCTATTTTAAAAATTCAACAATTTCAAGTACATCGTTAATAACTGCCTGCTTATCTTCAAGTCTATCTAAGTCTAAAGTTCTAGATGGGCCATAGTGCCAGTCAGTATCTGCTTCATACTCGAATAAAAGTCCATTTTCAAGCATCATATCAAAACAATGCTTACATAGAACTGTATCATCTACGTCTGTGGTTCTATTAGATATAGAACCGCAGATTGCACAATGAATTTTATCTCTTGCTATAGGCATATCAGTCCTTTTTATAATAGTCCGTAATATATCCATCAGCACGAAGAGGTAAATCTGAAGCCCAGTCTGGAGGAGTTGACATGATACGTACCATAAGGTCATATCTGTCTTTCTCATTTCCGTCCTTAGGAATCTCTGCTATCATCTCATCGTGTACGTGGAAGTCTACTTTAAATCCAGCTTTCTCTACTTGCATAAGAGAATATCCAAGTAAATCACGAGCTATGGCCTGTACCATATTCTCGCAAAGCTTTCCACCGTAAGTGTCCATTTCGCCCCACTGACCTGTGGTCTGAATCTGTCCTTCATACATAAGAACCTGAACTGGGCGAGTAGAACGACCTATAGTTTTATTCTTGAAGTGAGGATGAACATAGAACAGTTGTCTGCCAGAAGGTAATCTCGCAGTAAGATATTCTCCATCACAATCAAAAATAATATTGCGACAAGTACATCTAACTGGTCTTTGATACTTAACTGCTTCATGAGCTGCTTTCTCAAGTTCGTTCCAAAGAGTAACAATCTTAGGATTTGCAGCTCTCCACTTCTTAACCATATCCATCATTTCTGAATCAGTGAGTCCCATCTTTTCGCCGCCCATTCTTTCAAGAGCACCAAGTGAACCGCCATATCCTAATGCCAATTCAGATATTTTACTCTTGTCGCGTAAAACGGAACCTTTAGTAATAGCTGAAATTGGTACGCCGAACATCTTAGAACCAGTAGCCTCATAAATCTTACCATCGCCGTGGAATACATCCATTCGCCATTTTTCATTAGCAAGCCATGAAACTACTCGAGCCTCTATTGCTGAAAAGTCTGCTACTGAGAACGTATATCCTTCTGGAGCTATAAGTGCTGTACGAACCAACTGTGATAAAACATCAGCCACATTGCCATACATCATATCGCAAGCTTCCCAATCGCGTTTACGAATAAGTTCACGAGGCGTATCAATGTCATCAAAGTGGTTCTTACTGAGGTTTTGCAATTGTAAAAGTCTACCAGCCCAACGGCCTGTTCTATTTGCTCCATAAAACTGAAAGGTACCACGCACGCGGTCATCTTGTGTAGCACAAGAAATCATCTTGTAATACTTCTTTACAGATGTTTTACTTAGCTTCTGATAAATATCAAGAGCTTCAAGTACTTCTGGATAGTCTTTAACTTTTTCAAGAACAGTAGGCATTTCTACTTTTGTAAGTGAATCTACAGTAATACCGGTTCTCACCTTTATCCACTTTTTAATCTGAAGAGGCGATTTCGGATTTTCAAGATGAGTTATGCTTTTAGCCTGTTCTGTGAGATACTTAGTATATTCCAAGTCACAATAAATTGCAGAACTCGCTAACTCTCTATCTATCATAATACCTCTATCATTGATATTTTGGTCCGTAACATACAGCTGGCGCTCTATTTCTGGAATCTCAAACTTCTCTAATTTACGATATATCTCTCTTTCTGAGAGCACATCATAAATATTGTAGAGTTTGTATTCAGCCCATTTAGCAGGAGCATCTTCTGGCATATTACGAGTACGACCGCCGTTAATCTTAGTAGGTTTACATGGACAACTGAAGTACTTAATAAGAGCTTTACCAGTCTCAAGTTTCTTATCTTGAAGATTAAGCTGCTTAGATACAGCATCCAATGATAGTGGTAAGCCACAATAAGCTGATTTAACTAGTGTACAATACCACTCATCTGTTTCAGTATGCAGTCCTATTCTGTTAAATGCTGTACGCTCGAATACAGCATTATGAGCAACCTTAAGGCATTTAGGGTCTTTAAGTGCTTCAAGGAATTCCTCCGGCCACCTATCACCTGATGCTAAGTCTACCATAACTACGTCATCATCGCCAAAAGCATAGCCACAAATCAATATTTCAAAGTCTGGAGATGCTATATACTTATAGGCTCCACACTCTTTAATATCAACTGATGAGTATGTTTCAATATCGATAAATAATTCTCTGTCAAATTCTTTCATCGTAAAGTAGCAAATTCATTATTTGACTTGATAATATAATCTCTACACTCTTCGACAGTTCCTTGGAATAAGACCTGCCCAGAATTTTTGTCTATAACTTCTTGTACCATATTCTTACAACTTTAAAATTAATAATAGAAGGTAGCAGAGGAATCGAACCTCTGCTGACATAGCGCCCAGGTATCAAGGACCTATGTTCTATACCATATACCTTTCCGTTTGATAAGAATATAAGAAGTGGAAGACTACATTAAGTCATCATCCCAAGCGTTGTCACCGCCGAAATCCTCAGTAGCAGTAGAACCACCTGCAAGCATCTCGCCATCTTCAAGCTTCTGCAAGTTCTGAAGACCAGCAGCAATACCTTTATTACCAGAGGTATTGAATGCAAACAAGTTAAGAGAAATACGGCCATACACGCCAGAGTAGAACTCGTCCTTATTCATGATAGGGTCGAGATTACGGTCTACAATAGTAGGCTTACGATTAGAAGTGGCGTTGAGGAAGTAAGAATCTGCAAATGCCTCATCATCTGAGCGCTCTTCATCGCCATCGCGAAGTGGCAACTTGATAGTTGAAGGAATCTTGCCATTCTTATCTGCGAGCTTAGACTTACCAACAGTCTTAGCGGCTTCAATGGCCTTCTTAATCTTCTCGATAGTCTGAGTATCACTCTTAGGAATGATTACACAAACTGAGTACTTAGCTGACTCTTCTGGCTGACCTTCCATTGCTGAAGGCTCAAATACGTGACAAAAACAAAAACGAACTTTGCCTGTTACTACTTTAGTTGAATTTTCCATACTATAATGTGTTTTTAAAAATTAATACTTACTTGTTTGTTCTCTTATGAGAGAATTTACGATAATTCTGAAGCGCCATACCGAACTCTACTACTGTAGAATTTGCATCGTTATATAGCGCAGAGCCTGGATATTTCTTTGCCATAATTATTTAAAATCATTTACTGCATCTTCAGTTCCAAGAGCTGGTCTCTTGTCATCTTCAGATACTAATGTTGGTTTACCTGCTGGCTTTATGATAACATCTGATAGTGCTTCAGCAACTGCCTTTTTGCCAAATTGCTTCTCAATAGAAGTAATAGGCTTAAGCTTCATATCAAACAAATCATCTTCAGTTGCGGTTGGGAACTTCTCGTAAATAACATTGCAGATTTTATCCTCATCGTCAATCCATTTACGTCTAGATACTCCTTCTACAACCTTAAAGCCTGGCCAGTGTTTATTCTCATTTACTGCAAGGTCTAATGCATAGGCCTTCACAGAATCTGCCCATTCTACAAGCTGTGGAATTCTTGAAAGAACATCTGCAATTTGCTCATCTGTTAACAGTTCAGGAGAAGCAAAATCATACTTTGCCAACTCTAACTGCTTATCGTAGAGTGCTTTACATCTGTTCTTAACTGCACAGAATCTACACCATCCACCTGACGAGAGTTCGCCTTCACCGTTAAAAGCCATTTTAGCTTTTGGCTTGAGTTCATTATTTGCCCAATCCATAAGGTCTTTTACAGAGATACTCCAAGACGATATGTTATTCAAGCGAGGCTGAACAATAGTGAGCTTTACAGTTTCAATATCGTACAGCATATCAAACTTAGCTAACATACCTAATGCATAAAGCATCTCCTGTACATTCCACTCAGCTGATACTGGAATTCCCTTACCATACTTAAGGTCAACTACCTCCATGACTGAATCGTTAACGATAGTACAGTCTGCAGAACCAAAGCTTTCTGGTACATACTCTGAAATATCAAGTTTAGACTCGATAAACATTTCTGCAGATGGATTTGAAGCTTTAGCAGCTTTATATTCTTCTGTACAATAATCAGTATAAATTGGAACCATATCGAGCATCTCCTCATTGAAGAGCTTATTACTCATTATGACTTCATATTTATCTGAGAATTCGTCGTCAGATAATGTACCTAAAGTATCATGGCAGATAAATAACTCTGCCAATTCATGGGCCAGTGTACCTTCTTCGGCGTAAACAGAAGTTGGTTTTGGCGGCATTTTTTCCTCCAAACGAGCAGATGGTGTACAATTTAACCATCTGTGAGCTCCTGAAGGCGAGAGAAGCGCGTGGCTTCTCTCGTGATGGTCTTGTCCGTTATTTACTTCCATACTCTTTTGTGATTAAGAATACGTGACTCAATATGCATAGGAATATGCGTTACTCCATTTTTATCGGTATGCTGTGTGTAGAAATAATAAAAATAATTTCGTCTAAAGCGTTCTGAGGCTGCCAATAGACGCTTTTTCTGTGACCTACCCATTATGCAAGAGTATTAAGGTAATCAACCAACTCCTGATATTTATCAGGGTCAAGAGTAGTAACATTCTTAGCACCAAGCTCTGTGAGCTTAGCCTTAACCTCATCGCGATGAGCAGCAGCCTTATAAGCAACTACCTTGCGCACGTCATCAATCGTAAGAGCTGGAGCTGCTGGAGCTGCTGGAGCTGCTGGAGCTGCTGGAGCTGCTGGAGCTGCTGAAGCTGCTGAAGCTGCTGGAGCTGCTGGAGCTGCTGGAGCTGCTGGAGCTGCTGGAGCTGCTGAAGCTGCTGGAGCTGCTGGAGCTGCTGGAGCTGAAATCAACTTACTTACCAAACCAGAAATAAAATTCTCTGTCTTCTCTGAGAGATGTACATTAACATCTACTGAAATCTTAATATTGTCCATAATTTAAAAATTTATTTGTTTAACAATTCATGTTCATGTTGTTCGATAATTTTATCAACACCTTCTAGGAATTCTTTAAATGTGATAGAACCTATAGGCTCTACTGCATTATAGAAATTGTCGTTCTCATGCCAAATCGACATTGAGAATAAATCTCTTCCTAGTATAACTCTATATTTGCCTTTAGTGAAGATAGTGCGCTTATCTTTAGAGATAGCATGCCAATCAGTATCTTCAACTGTAAAGAGTTCTGAAACTGGTACTTGCAAATAATTTGCCAAGGCACATATCTGAGCAGAATCGAGATAAGTTTCACCTCTTAATACTCGCTTGAAACCAAGCTCAGGATATTTGACCATAGGCCATAAGAGATTTGCAACCTCTTGCTCCTGTAAGCCATATTGGCTCATAATTTTATTTATGTTAAATTTTTCCATGTAAATATGAAGTTATGTTCTTTATTATTTTCATTTGCAAAAGTAACAAAAATTCTTCATATAAAAAAATTTTTTATGTTAAAAGAAGTTAACAAAAAATTTTTTAACTACTGTTAACACTTGAGCTTATAAATATTACATAATGTATGCGTATATACGCGCGTACGCGTAACACAATTCTATATTACATAAGTCTTATAAATTTATTAGATAGGTGGCGTTCACCAAATAAAAAATATTTACGAAACCACCTAACCTATTGAAAATCAATCACTTATATAAAAAGTGTCCGGAGCACGGACCTTTTTTATAACTTATAGGGATATTTTTTAAAAAACATATACTACGGCTATAGTAGATATTTTTAAAAAGTTCATTTGGACTATATAAATTATAGGGTAACTTGGGTAACTTTTTATATAAGTAATTGATTTTCAATAGGTTAGGTGTTACCCTATAGCGTTCACGAATAGTTCACGAATTGTTACCTTGTCAAATATTTTTACTTTAGCTCTATATACTCTATATTGCTGATAGTGCATTTTGGATTTTTGCTAACTATATTGAGTTGCAAATTGCGATAACCGAACCATTTAGGACTAAGTTTAATGCCTAAAAATCTTTTTCGTTCTACAGACTTTGTAATTAAAAGCCCATCTTTAGACTGTATATTTAGATTTGCCGAATCTTTGGTAAAATATCCTGTTACTGAATTCCAGGAATCATGATAATTAATAGCCTTTATTGTATCTTTATATATTATAGAATCTTTTAGCTGCGTTTTTATTTTGTACTTAATAATAGTTTCAGGATTTACTACGGCAGTAAGTTTATCAGCTTTAAGCTGCTTAATTAACTTAGCATCATCAGCTCTTAACTGCTTATATTGCTTTAAAGACAATTCTATATTTGAAATATGAATTGCATTTAGGCTGTCGGCCACTTTGTATTTATGCAGTGAATCCATGCTCACTGATATACTATTCTGGTACGCAATTTCACAAGCTTTATGCTGTTTTCCTTGGCGCCAAATATACAAAAAAGCCCCCAAGAGAATCACGATTAAAAATTGTGAAAGTATACTATAAAAATTCAGTTGCTTCATAATTATAGCTATAATTAAATAAATAAAGAGAGTGAAATCCACTATATAAAGGTTATAACTTTATAACCTAAATATAGTGGATAACTTCTGTTAAAAATAGGGAGTACCTGTGATAATTTTATATATTCTTATACTCCTCTTTTGCATTAAAGCAAGGACAGGCTTTATGAACATTTGGCATATCGCGATGGCCTACCACTTTAGCATTTGGAAATCTTTGTTTGTAATTTTTAATAACTTCAAGCAAAGATTTCTTTTGTGCTTCAGTTCTTGTGTCTGCTGGCTTTCCATTCTCATCGAGTCCACCAATATAACATATACCGATAGAATCTGAATTGTGACCCTTACAATGAGCACCTGGTTTTGTCTCTGAGCGACCAGGCTCTATTGTACCATCCAAATCAACTACTACATTATAGCCGATTTCATCAAAACCGCGCTCTCTATGCCATTTATCTATATCCTTGGCATGAAAATCACGCCCAGCCTTAGTGGCTGAGCAGTGAATAATAATATAATTTATCTGTCTCATAATACTTAAAAATCAATTTCAATCATAATAATTTTACTGTATAAAGTATGGTCTTATAAAATCGTAAGAAAGACGAGCCAGTCTACGGTAACCAAATTTATTAGGGTGAAGACCGTCCATCATATAAGTACCTTTATTGTGAACTTTATCTGTAGGATTCGTCCAATATGGTTCATTTATAAGATTAAACCCTGCAAGAACAGAGAAATCTAAAAGAGGTATATGTAATAACTGGGCCACTTCTCTACACGCATCAGCTTTACGTTTTGAATTAATTGGGTCAGCCCACACATTTGAAGCACCATTTCTTTGCTGTGGCAAAGTTGAACAAAGTACTACTATAGGCTTGATAAGGTTATCCAAATCGTTTTCTGATTCCAGTTGAGTACCTACATCTGTGCATTTTCCCAATTTATAAGCATTGTGCCTATATCCACCAATATTATACGATAAATATTGAGTTATATAAGCTAAAGCTTCTATCCATTTTGTTCCAGCATAAGCTGAGTGTATATCAGGAATTGAAACTTTAGTTTCATTAGCTAATAGTCCTCCATAAGTTCCAAATGTTCCAACTGTACCTTCAGTTCCTACGTCATTGCTGCCCACTAGAATAAAAATCACATCTGGTTTGGCAGCAACTGCTTGTTTTAATGGTCCTTCTGCAGCTAGTGCTGCTGTGGTCAAACCACTATGACCTGCATTAATTACAGTAGCATTTGTAAGTTTCGTCAATTCATTTTTATAATGAACATAATCAGTTGAACTAATGCTATCTCCATATAAATAAATCGTTTTACCTTTAAGATTGATAAAATAATTTTCTATAGGCACATCTCCAACAGAACCAGTACCACTATTACGACTATCAAAATTTTTAGTTTTAATGTGCCCATCTTTAAATTGAACTATAGCATTTCCATCTTCGTCTCCAAGACTTAAATCCGCTGAAGATGCGTCATTAGATGATATTACATCTGATTCAAGCTTGTAAGTATCACCATTTATATTGATAAAGTTTATCTTTTTCATACTTAGAAGTCTTTAACTACAATATAAGGATTTTCAATAATTCTATGTTCAGACCCAGGGCCAGGATCGAATTGATTGCTGTAATACAGAGTCTTTGCACCTTCTGGAACTGTAAAATACATCTCCTGTTGTCCGTAAACAGGGTTAACCACAGATAGAGATACTTTTCCTTCGTCCAAAGATGACGAAGTACTACCAACTGTAATAAACGACCATCCACCATTTTTATTTGAGGATTGCGCTACATATACATATCCACCTCTTAGATGAATAACTTTTCCAACATAGGCTGATATATTTATTTCTGCTGATTCATATGTAGCCAAGCTAGATTGAACGCCAGCACTACTCCAATATTTACCTCTGGTTACTGAAGCTGTAGATAATAAATCTACACTAGCAGCTTCTTTAAATAATGCAGTATAGGTTTTATCTGAATCTCCTACTAATATTGAACGATTGGCATTCTTATTGCCATCATCCCATGCGTTAAAATTAAATCCTTTATTAGCCTTTGCAGATATGTTCACAGAAGCGCCTTTTTTATAACTTCCAGTACCGCTACAAGTACCTCCTTCTACAGGATTCGCTAATACTTTTATAGAAACCAAATCTTCTATTGGTACAACTTTTTCGACTGCTACACTAGAAAAATCAGCTCCTTTAATAATTAAAAGTTTTCCCATGATGTTTTATTTTAAATATAAAGTTTTATTTTAAATATAAAGTTTTATTTTCAACATAGCTTTTTACACTACTATCAAAATTTTTAGTTTTAATGTGTCCATTTTTAAATTGAACTATGGCATTTCCATCTTCGTCTCCAAGACTTAAATCTGCAGAAGACATATCACTACGAATACTACAAGTTTTTGCAAATTCACGTGATATAGCTTTCTGACTTATAGCTTTATTCTCTGCGTCACCAGATTCTTGAACAACTTCAGGTATATTATCAACCATGCTGAGTAAAGTACTTTGCATAGTAGAGCCTGTAATCTCTTGATTACCATTTTGCTTTATAACTTGCTTTATTGCATCTTTTAAATTTTCGTAAGCCATAATTTCATTAATTTAATGCTATCCCATATAGTTTGGCTATTAAGAGTATAGCCTTTACTCCATAAATTGAGCAACAACATGAGAATTTTGTCCATAATTTTGTTATTTTATTTAAATCATTATTCTCGTTTTGCGTTTCCAAATGATTTATTATCTTGTTTATCAAACTCGCCATTTAATCTATCTATAATAGGCTTCCAGTAACCTGGCAAAGCTTTCATAATTTCAAATCTTATTAAGTGATAAATCACTCTGAAAATAACATTCTTTGGATATGCTATGATAAGGTTTTTAAAACCATTGCAGATATAAGCATAATCAAATATATACGTTAAAATCTTAGCAGCAAATATCGCTTCTTTTTTATCTCCACAAGCATACACGATACTATAAATAACATATATGATTGTGAAATATAATGCCAATTCTAATATAGCTTTCTGGGCTTTATTCCATGAGAAATTTTTGCATCTCGATATAGATATGCCATCTGCTCTCATTCCACAAAAGATATTAAAACCAAAGCCGATAATAAGAGCTACCACGAAGCCCTCTGTTGGTGTCAGTATAGCCAACAGAGAGCTAAAAGCAGAAATAATAATCAGCCTAACCTGTTCAAATTCAAATGTCCTTGCCATTAGATAAAGTCCTCCCAGTTTAATGTTAATGATTTACCAATAGCATCACTGGTCCATCTCATAAATTCCATGCCTTCATAGCCATCAGGGTCTGAGGCTACTAACTTAGCATAAGTTATGCACTTATCTACAGTATCAAGAACTGCTGGATAGAAATCGGCATAAGCCATATTAGCAGTATATGCCATATCTCCACAGGTCTCATTGTGAGTTGGAGTAAATGGACCAAGCACACTTCTTAGCTGTTCTGTAGTCCAAGAATGAGCACTTTCAGATGTGTTAACCATTTTCTTGCTTGCATAATCTGCAAGTTTGTCAGTAAAATGGTAACCATGCTTTTTGATATATTCAAGATAGCCTGGTGCATTCATAATCGCGTTAGCAGTTCTTGAAAACTTATCTTTAATTTCGATTTTGTGCTCTTCATTGTCTGATGAATGCACAACTATATATTTAATCTTTTTCATGATAGCTTTTCAACTAATGTTTTAACTAAGTCTTTCACTTCTTGAACAGAACCTTCAACAGCTTTAAGCCTTGTCTCAGTTTCTTGTTCTTTCTTAAGAGCAGGGTTAAGAGTAACAAGCAATTCAGGAGTTTTATCTACTACCATCTGGTAGTAATCTCTGTTTGCGAGTTTCTCTTTAGCATCACCGCAAATAGCATTAACCTCTTTAATAAGAGCTTCTGAACTAGTAGACAGAACAATATTTCCTGCCTTAGTAGTTTCTAACAATTCAGGAATAACATATACACTAGATTTGCCATCAATTTCAATAGTAACATCTCTGCAAATAGTATTGCTCTGTTGCGTAAATACGCTGCCATAGCTGCTGTTACTATCTACATGGTATACATTATTTATAACCTTTCCTTGATTAATGGTCATTTCAGACTTATCAAGGATAAAAACTGGTTGACCTTGTTTAATATCTTTAAACTGCATAGCTTTACATTTTAGATGGGACAAAGATTGGTAGCTAGACACATAAATGCCTAGCTACCAAAATTAAATATTAAGGAGTTGTAGTAGGTGTCTTATTCGCAGCAATAATCTGAGATACTGCTGCAGTAATACCAGCTACAATAGCTTGTGTCTGGTCTCGCTGGCTCAATTCGCGGCGAGAATCATTGTACTTCAACTGAAGTTCCTGGTTCCAATGACAATTCATAGTATCAATGATACGCTGAACACCTGCATTGTTGTTGGTATTCAAGTCACAGATACCTTGACTTAACTGGAAACCAAGATTAGAAGCTGCACGCTCTATGCCAGTATTGGTATAAGCGAAACCTTGCTGCAGAGCATTTACGATGTCCTTCTGGCCAAGCTGGTTTTCGTAACCCATCTTAATGATACTCTGCTGAGTCTGGCAGCAGCAATCCTTAAGAGCCTGAATCATCTGCAAATTGCCCTGAGATACTGAGTTGATTACACGCTCTGCAGAGAAGCCTACCTGACCACTAAGTCGGTCTACACCTCCACGAACGTCACAAATTGCTCCATTGAGTGCATTAAAGTCGCAATTCAAATTACCAGCAAGCTGATTAATAGCAGCTGTATTACCGTGAACTGCGTCCATAAGCAAGTTACTGTTCTGATTGTCGGCCATCTGATTGCGAAGAGAATCAATCTGAGCCTGAATAGCAGGATTACAATTATGCTCGCCTCCCCACATGCGATTAGCAAACATCATCCAAACTAGGTAAACAAAAGGATTGTTCATCCAGTTGTTCATACCACCTCCCATAGCAGCCATCATGGTTGCTGGGTCATTGTTCTTAGTAGCGGCCAAAATCGCTGCTAAATCATTATCGCGACCATCGGTGCAATAAATCTTTTCGATTGTATCAGCCATAATCTACAAATTTTAAATTAAACAATTAAGTTTTTAACTCTCTATGTTGCAACATTTTATTCAATATCGTAATCATTGTTATAGTCGTTATTGAAATCGCCTCCAAGGTCTTCATGCTTGAAGCCACCAAGATTAGTGATTATATTATCAACATCAAATTCACAAGTTACTGAAGCTAAATCTCCTTGTTCCTGCCAATCAACTTCCATATTAAAAGTTATAGCATCATAAGTTTCACCTTTACAAGTTATTTTCTTCTGGCTACAGAGACGAATTATCCTCATAGCATCACAGAGATATTCAGGAATAACAGTGTTAAACTTATATGTTTTCTTAGAAACTTGACTTTCAATAAATGAATAGCCTAATCTCTTTGTAGCCTCTTCTTCAAATGAATATTCTGGTTTGCCCAATTCAGATTTAAGCAATAGAATAAAATGAAAATTCTCACTGCCTAATACTATTATGCCATTTTTAAGAGCAAAATCACCTTCTGGGTTCCAGTATTCTACCTTAAGACAATCATCTATGTTGTTATCAAAACAAAATACTTCTGAATAGTACCATCCACCAGAATGTATCTCTAACCAATATTGACCTTCATAATCGATAACATCTGAAAGTGGAAATATACCTAAAAATAGTAATATGTTATAACCATTCTTTGATACGTTTCTCAGTCCAGCATCTTTAAATCTTTCAACTACGTTACCAGTTACTCTTTTATTAGTATCGGCACTTCTTACGTATACTTCTGAAGCATTTCCAGATACTATTAACTGAAATGGTGAAACTACATTCGGATTTGTGATAAGTGGAGCAACATGGCCATAAGCAAAACTGCGATAGCGGTTTTGCTTATGGAAGTCATCATAGAACTTCAATGGTGATATGCATATTGGATTTGCCATATTGCTTTTTACTATTGGATTTGTCTTTTAAAATTGCCTGAATAAATAAATTCATATTGCAAATATAATAAAAATTATTCAATATTACATAAAAATATATAAATTTTTAAAATTATTTAGCTCTTTATTTTGGACTATACACGAGTGTGGCACTTATAAGGTGCGTATCTATATTCACTGATAGTGAATCAATAATTCCAGTTCCAACTGATGTTTTAATAGCTTTATTTAAATCTATTTTTTCATCCGTTTGAAATTCTATATCTTGCTGCATGCACTGTTTTATGCCAGTTACTCTATATGCGTCAGCTGATGGAGCCCTAGTATATTCTATATGATATGCAGGCATGTCTAGCATATAATATCTTGCAAGGTATAGCCATGAGCATAAATAGTTTTGTGGTGTAACACTATATGTATATATGTATTCGTCATCTCTTAAACCAGAAACAGCAGCAATAGGAACTCGTCCTGTATTTTTATCTGCCATCATAAGAGCAAAGCCATCTTCAGAAAATTTATCAGGGGCATATAACATCAAATCAATATCAGTAGAAAACGCTTCAGAATTTACTTCTTCTGTTTTATCTGACTGTATATACAGTGACTTAACGTCTATTTCCATGTCTTCAAACGTGTCAGTAGAATCATCCATCCAGCTAAATTCATACCTGGAATTTAAATCATCTTTGTTATAACTAGTTGCCTCTTGAGCATATAGAACTGTTTTCTTGTTAAACTTATCATATTTTTTAGTTAAGTCAAACTGTAAACCAGGACTGGTATACGATAAGCCTTTCATAAAATACGATACATGCTCAATTCTTAATCTATTGCTATCATCTATGTACCAATAACATCTAAAACAGTCTCTCAACATATTCATAAGTTGTTCAAATGTTATTTCTGCCTTCTGTGCAGCTTGGTCATAATTGCCTTTTAATACATTAGATTTTGGAGCTATGAATGGAACATAACCAATTCTAGAACCATCGAAAGGTATAATAGGAGTTGATGTGTCACCTTCATAGAAGAATCTACTGTACTCAGCTGTTGCTTCAAATTTCACCAGTGGGTCTATTTTATGTAATAACGCTTTTATCGTATCAGCCAAAGAAAATGCATCTTTTAAAGTAAATTGCGTTTTAAATTGATTTTCAAATGAAGACCATTCATCTGGTATAATTGCCCATATAGACGTATTAGCCCATGAACTTCTACTTATAGGAACTGGCATATGCGCAGTTTTGGTCGTAGCATTTACAAAATTATTAGTAAAATACTTTCCGTAGTCATTTCTGCCATATTTAGTAGGATGAGTAACAGTGTAGGCTGTTTGCTTTACTTGCAGTCCTATTAAGCCTATACATTTTCTATAATTGGCTCTTTCAGATACAAAATCATCATTTGGCAAATCATATAATGTTTTCGTTTGTCCAGATGATGGCTCTACTGCTGTGTCAACATCCGCCAGTATACGGCTCCAAATAGTGTAATTTATAACATCAAGACTAAATACTGTAACGTCTGTAGCACTTTTACGTATACTAAATTTATATTCTCCTGCACTACCCATGTGTGCGTCATCAGAATTTACATTCCAATCTGGCCTAACAAATATGCACTGCGAAAATGCTACTCCTATACTTCCAAATGTTCTATCATCATATATTTTTAACACGAATTTCCATTCTTCTTTTAAACCACTTGTCGCATGTGGGTCAACTACCTCTCCTGTGTCAAACCATCTAAAAGTTACGTCGCCTTGACCACTTGCTACTTGTGATAAGTCAGATATACCTATCATCTTTATGTGTCCATCACCTTTAGTTTGGTTAACCCAAGTAGTAGGTGGAGTTCCAGGTACATGTGAATAAGTTCCAGCATATTTCGAACTCATTTCTTCAGTAATCAGGAATTCCTGTACACTAAAATTCTTAGCAAAATAATATTTCTTTTCAAGAGCATCAGCATCATCTATAGCTTCATTTGTATCTTGTTCCCAGTATGTTCCATTAGCATAACATGACACAGAATTGGCACCTTGAATATAGAATTGATATAGTAAGCGCTTTGTTAAAGTAAGCGGAGTTATAGCTGGTGAAAGCTTAATCAAATCATAAGTATTATCATAGTTATTCATTATTTTTGAATATCTATCTATAGGTGATAATTTCAATTCTATTGAATGCCTCGTATCATCTAATTTACAGTCTGTTTCAACAAATGAATTTAAAGCTAATACTTTTCCACTATTATTTGTTACTACCAGTAAATACTTGGTTTCTAAAGACTGTGACTTTATGAAATCAAAGTCTGTACCAAATATTTTAATAGAACCTTCTAGTGAGCTTCTAAAAAATACTTGACCAGTTTCTTTTTTATATTTATTTTCAAGTTTACTGTAATGTGGACCTTGTAATCTAAAACCTGCATAAACCCAAACATGAGTAAGCATATTGCTAATTTCAACCTGTGTCATCTGTGATAACTCAGTGCTTGAAATATCTAATACAAAATCACATCTTATATATTCTGCTTTTAGTCTAACGCTATCAGATACTATGTTATAATAAGTTAAGCTTCTATCACTGTATGCAGTATAACTTAAATAGTTAACATCCTTGTCATAGAAAAATACTCGTAGCTGTTTCACATTTATATCTGGTGGAAACAACTCGGCTACTGGAAGTTGTTTTCTACCAACAGGCCTTAAACCGGTTAACCAAGACGTAACACAGTATTGACCTACTGAAGTAGCACTTTCAAACTCGCCAGTACTCGTATTAAACTGGCCATTTGTAGCTGTCTGCTGTTCTCCTTTAAGCAAATAAAATATATTGTTATTCATAAAGCTATAAATCTAGATAAACTTTAAATTTTAATCTCTAGAACTTTAAAATTTATACATCCTTATAATTTATAATTCAATATAATTTAAAGTCCCAGAGATTATAGAGTGAAGTACTGGGCTAACTATTGATATATCTTCTTACGTTACCTTTAATAACAAGAGTTCTGCCATCCCCTAAAGGATAAACGCGTTCAGAATTTTGTTTCTTAATAGCCTCTACGCCTCTTTCAATATTTGACAAATCAGTAGTTGTTTCTACTGTTATCATCTGTGCCTGTAGACTATCTGCTTTATTAAAAGCTTGTGAGAATTTATTCTCAAATGTGCCCTTATTTAGGCTATCAACAATATCAGGAAGTACTCGTCTATATTTACGAGTATTGCGTTTATTTATAATAGCCATAGCTTCACCACCTTCCGCTCGCATATTTTTGCCCTCAGAATTTTTCTGATGCAAATCTATATCGTTACCAGATGCATGTGAACCGCCTTCTAAGAACTCAAGGCCACCTTCTCCGTACTCCTGATTTGCTGCAGCCGTTGCTTGTTTAGCTTTCACTTTAGCAACTGCAAAGCTTGTCCACATCGTTGCGATAGCTGCTAATGCTAAAGCAGGACCAATAATAGGTACACCTGACATAGCTGACCAGATATTAGCAGAAGCAGTAATAAGAGAAGAAGCCTGTACAACGGTATTAATAGCTTCTTGGCGCTTTTGGGCTTGTTCAAGAAGTTTTTGCTTTTGTTGCATATTCTTCTTCTCCTGTTGTAGTTCTTTCTTCTTAGTTGCAACTTGGTTGGCATAACCATTGTTACGACCTTCAACTTCAGCATCATAAGCTGATTGAGCTGCTTCTACTCGCTTTTCAGCTGCATCGACTGCTGCTTGTGCGACGTCAACTTCAGCTTGAGCTATTTCTTGAAGATTGCTAATAACCTGGCTGCATGCAGCATTCCAAGCTTTAATGCCATCTTCGTCAAAACCCATATAGGAAAGCAAGAATCCAGTAACACCGTATTTACCTATACGGCCCATCAAACTCAAACCCTTTTTACGTAGCTTTTTCTGTTCATCTTCAAGTTTTTTAACTACGTTGTGGGCTTCGTCAATCTGAGCTTGTGACCAGTCAAGAGCTCCAGACTTAGCTAATCTTATCTTTTCTTTCCACAGAGCAATTTCCTGAGTCAACTCATAATCTTTAATTTCATCAGCTGTGTGCACAGCTAAATCAAATTCAGATTTTGCCAATGCTTGCTGCTGCTGGAAATTTTGCAGTCTATTAGAACCTGATATTGATAATTTCTGTTTATTAAACTTAGCATTAATACTGGTCTCAGATTCTTGCTGCTCAACCGGCTTAGCTCTATTTTGAGCTAAAGCTAGTTTTCTAGCATTCTCAACCTGTTCAAGAAGTAATCGTCTTTCTTCTTGAGTGCCTTTCTTTACAAGATACAACTGTTCTTGTATCTCCTTAGCGCGCAAGTCAAGAATAATCTGGTCATATTTTGCTTCAATCTGTGCTCTTTCTTTGTGCCATGCTGCCAATTGTTCAGGAGTAGCCTGACCTGTAACTTCAGCTTCTGTCTGACCATCTTCTGAAACAGTAGCAGCTTTTGTTGTATAAGCTGCTTCACGGTCATCGAGCTGTTGTAATCTAAGCTTTTTCTCCTTTTCAATCTCGGCTGAAATAGTATCATATCTAAACTTCATAGTTTGACGAAGTTTAGTCATACTATCTATTTGACGCTCATCCTCAATATCTTGCAAATCAAGATTGAGTTTTCTTTGAGTATTCTCGATGATAGCTGTGAGTTCTTCCTGCTGTTTTTTAACCTGTTGCTTTTGCTCATCAGTGAGTGGCTTATTTCCCTTTTTGCCTGCTAAGAAAACTTCGTTTTTACGGAACTTCTCTTGCATCTCTCTGATTGTAGCTTCAGCAGAATCTACAGCTTCTTGCTTACGCTTTTTAAACTCGTCTCGCTGCAAAGCAGTAATACTAGCTTCATATTTCTTCTGAATTGTTAAATCATTTCTCCAGATTGTATCTGTTAAATCTCGCTCACGAGGTGTGCGTGTACGAGTGCTGCCTTTCTTGTGAGCTGTATCAAAGCCATATTTTTTATAAATTTTATCGACTTCTTCAAGAGCATCTTTTTGTATCTTTATATAAGTGTTAGCGTCTTCTTCATGGCGTTTTTGTTCAGCTTTAGAAATGGCAATAGCTTTTTTCTGAATAGACTTTGCATCTGTTATGCTTTTTTTAGTTTTATCCCATGATGCCGTAGCTCCTGCTCCTGCGCCATATCCTGAGCCGGAAATAAGATAAGCTTGAAATTTATCCCACCAACTAGGACCTGCCTTTTCACGCTTTTCAGCTTCTACTCTTTCTTCAAGAGCTTTCTGCATTTCATTTTGAGCTAATGAAGCAGCTGCTGCAGCCTTAGCTCTAGCAAACATAGCATTTTCAAAAGCTGTAGTATTTTTAACAAGAAGATTTTCAGCGTCATCTACATTTCTTATAGATACATCAAGTTTATCAAATTCAGCCTTATTATCTTTAATAAACTGCTGTTTTTCCTTCATGTTATTGCCAAGCTTAGTCCACTCAGTTGATAATCTCCTAAGCGTGACTATATTCTCAGCATAATTATCATTTGCATTTTTTATTTCGTCTGTAACATTCTGTATTGCCTCTTTTTGAGTTATGCATGCTTGACCACCTTTAATAACTAAGCTTATCCATTGAATAATTTCTTTGCCGTGTGCTGATAAAGCATACAGCACTACTATAAGAGCTGTTTGCCAGCTGAGTAAAGCTGATACGATTTGTTTAGTAACAGATACAGTTGGTTTACCTTCAGCTCTAAGCTTAGCATTCTCAGCTCTTACTTTCTTAATTTCATCAATTACAATAGGGATGTTGTTAGATATACCAAGAAAGAATGTGTTAAGAGATACAGCCGCAGCAGGAAGTTCTCGAACTACCTGGGACACAGATACTCCAAGACCATCCCACGACTTAGCATAATTACCCACACTAAGTCTGTGATTTCCAGTGGCTTCCTGGAGTCGTATCATTTCTTTATATATAGCAGCAGTTTCTTGTTCAAGTTTTTTACCAGCATCAGTAGCTGAGCGCTCGGCAGCCGACATAGCATTTAACTTAATCTTGTTAAGAGCATACTGCGCGGCTAATCTGTTATAAGAGCCTTCAGCAGACTGATTAATCTGAGCCTGATATTTAGCAGTCTGATTAAGAATTTTTGTCTGTAAATCTAGTTCTTTAACCTGTATATTTGTAGCATCTGCTGCTTGGTTATATCTGTTATGAGCCTGCGTAAGTGCATCAACTTGAGTTCTATTAGCCGTATGAGCGGCCATAACTTCGCGAATCTTAGCTTTCAATTCAAGGTATCGTTGGCATTCTTCTGACTGCAGATAAGCTAATTTCTCTTCAGCTTTCTGTACTTTAGAAATCTGCGCAACATGAGCTTTAAGTTGCTCATCCATAGCTGCAAGCCTAGACCTCTGCTCGTTAATTTGACGAATTATATCATCACCTCTAGAAGCTCTCTGCTCAGCGGACATATTCTTGTATAAGTCAATGAGATGCTTGAGATGTATTCTAATTCTTTCATAAGAACCAGCTTGCAACTCAAGTGCTTTCTTGCTCTCGGCCGTAGTTCTATTCAATGCAGCCGTTTTAGATTTTAAATCAGCTACTTCCTTACCGATATCAGACTGAGCAAACTCATATTCTTTCTGTGCTCTTTCTAATCTTTGGGCTGCTCTAGCTGCATCATCTAAAGCTGCACGACCTTCTTTGGTAGAAGTACTCATATTCTTTATAGCTTCTACCATCTCAGAAGAACCTTTCTTTATAGCAGCAACCATCTCTCCATAACTATCTATAAGCAGTTCCAAAGATTGAGTGATTTTATCTATGGAACCATCGGACTGTATGAGGTCACTTTCCTTTATTACGTCATCTGCCATAATTATCTATGTTTAATTCGTTTATAAGCTTTAGCTTCAGCATCAAGCTGAGCTTTTATATTATTAACAGTTGTATAAAATTGAAGAACAGTCATGTGTTTAGCATTTAAATTAGCTTTTTGGCCAACTAACATACATAAACTTTCAAACTGCTTATCGTATTTTAATTCAAATGAATTTTTACCAGTAAATATTCCTGGCTTATAAGATTTAAGCAGAGACAAGTCTATATCAGCTATCTCTTCGGTATATTCTTTGTCTTCTATAATACCTTTTAGCTGCAAGATTGTTCTCTGCTTAATCTTTTCATATATCATTTTTTCTTTTGCTGAGTCAAAGTTATCTGGAAAATAAGTTTCTAGCTCTGTCGAAAGTTTTTTTTTCAACTGAAACAGCGTTTCTATAATAGAGCTATGCTTCGCCTTATTTAAATCAGATAATAGTTCTTGTAAACTAGTATCTGACTGGCTTTCTACTTTCTTTCCATCAATACTGTATACGAGAGCTGCAAATGCCATATACCTTGGAGATATTCCACTCACAATCATGTGCATGTTTTGTCTCATATTTTGCAATTCTTGCATAGCTTTTTTCTTGTCTCCAGAATTAATAAGCTTTGCAATTTGTACTATATGCTCATCAACTGAATCTATGTCGGAACCAAGTCCAGCATCTATGATTATATACTTATTATATCGCTGAAAATTTTCAATTGGCATTTCATCAATTGAATCATACAGCTTTATAGTTCTATTAGCTAAGGATATTGTTTTCATACTAAAAATCTTATTATAGGAGTTGCAAACACTGGTACGTAGATATACGATGGGTCAAGCGTAATCAATACCATTGCAATCGATATTATAACACTAAGCCAGAAACCTAGACAAAAGTCACAATCAAGCATTTTAGCTACAATCGTAAAACCTATATCGTCACACTGGTCTCTAAGCCAATATCTAAAACCTGATTTGCTCATAAACAGCTCTGCAAAAGCAGAAAATAGAGCAATTAAAATTATTTGATATAACGTTGGCATAATTCTCTTGTTGTTATTGTAAACTCAAATCTCAGCCCAGAATATGGATGCATAAAGAATAGCTTATCCATAGACTGAATATCTTGACCAGAGTAAACATAGCTATTATAAATCTTTTCGAGTGAATACCCTCTATAGATATTCTCGAATCTCTCATAAACTTTGTCGACTGTAAGTCTACCTGTTTGTTTAATGAGACCTGGAGTAGTAAGAACTCTAATAATTTCGTCTTTCACCTCTTCTGAGTACATAGCATCATTATCAGCAAAAATAGTATCTAGATTAAACCAGAAAACTATAGCTCCTGAGAATGTAAACTGAGGTGTAGATTGAACTACTTGAGTAATATTCTGAGCATCATAAATATCAAACCAGCAGAAATTACCATATTGGTCATTTGGAAGTAAAGAAGCATATTCAGATTTTCCAATGTATGCCGCTGGATATATAAATTTTCCACCGCCTTCTTGGTGCTCAACCAACTTATAAGAACGGCCGAAAGCATAATCAAGCCATTTAAGCTTTTCTCCTAATGTTTTCTGAATATCCTGTATAACTTTATCTAGCAATACTGGGTTTTCTTTCATCGGAATAATTATGCTTCGTTCTACGTTATTCTTCTTCTGTGCCATTCTGTAAATATTCTTTAAGTTTGACTGACAATTCTGGTCTTATGTATTTATATATGATATTTTTTAAGTTCTCTTTTGTAAGCTTGAGAATTTTTGGTCCATACTTATCTTTTAAATACTTATTCTTATCATCAGTACTTGTTAGATAGAAACCATCAACATCATACACAAGCCTTAAAGACTTATACCATTCACCAGTATCTCTAAGTGTTACTCTATTATAAGGCTGTCCCTTTCTGATTTTTCGTTTTACTGTACTTGGAGCATACGGAGCATAAGTCATAATTTCAACATCATCTCCATTTACACCTCTTTCATAAAGCTGGTCTTCAGTAATGGCCTCTATGATTTCTTGCTCGTGAGCTAGCACAGTTTTAACGAGTTCCCTACCGAGGACCTCATCAAACTTTCTTAGTCTATAAGCTAAGTTTCTAATAGATAAGCCATAATACTTAGATGCAGCCATTATATAGACCTGTATTTAATTCCGTTATTCACACATGGCAGACATACCCTGTCTAGCCCTTGTGTACTAATACTTAAAGCTTTTAAAGCAATATCCAATTCGTACGAAAGTCCAGATTGTCTCATACTATTAGAATCACCATCCAGTTCTACCAAAATATCCAACTTAGATGCATTGATAGAATGCCTGCTAGTTCTAACATTTGGATTGTAAGCGAATTCTCGTAAGAAATCTATAGCTACCTGCTTTGCAAGTACATCCTGGAACATAGCTCTCTGTTTAATGATAAAATCTGTCAAGTCGCAATATGCTGAGACCTCAAGATTAATGCCATAGTTCTTATCGTAAGTAAAATTCATTATCTCTGGGTCAAATTCTTCGTCCTCTGATATGTAGAATGGGTGTACCTCTATATATCTAGACCAAGCCTGGTAAGCTAAAAACTCACTTCTAGAACACGCTTTGCAAGGTCCAGTAGACCAGTCTCTGTCTTTATAAATAGCTTGAGCATTTTCAGGAAGTTCTGACTGCTTGTATACTAAATACCAACTGCCTCCAGCATCTGTATTAGTGCTCTCATAAGGCAGAAGAATATCATCTTTTGGCTTAAACCATTCAAGACTATTAGCCTTAGTTTTCTCAAAAGTGAGAGTGTAAATTGGCTCTGGGTTACTAGAGTGGAAAATATAGAGAGTATAAGAACCTGGCTCAGTCATCTGAAGACCAATCTTATCAATTTTAACTGTAACGCCTTTAGAGCGAACAGTATCAATCTCAAATCCTACTAACTTGTTACGATTTTCAATCTTGTTAGTAAGTCTACCAGTACCATCAAACAGAATTTTGTTCTCGATAAGAGATTTTGTAGCTTTGTCAGCTAATTTCATATTGATAAACCTATTAACAAGTTTCACAATACTAGCCTTAGTTTTCTCTTCAAGCCATTCTGAAAACATATCTACACAAGCCCAAGCTTGTGCATTTTCTATTGGAGGACAATTTGTATTATCAGTAATACATTTATATACATTGCCATTGTATTTTATCGTATCACCTACTTTGTATTTTGTATTTTTATTATATGTAGCACAAACATAGCTATTAAAATCAGGAGCTATACTATATAAATTCTGCAAAGTTAATAGTGGATGAATATCCTGAAAATATAAACCAGACTCACTAGTAGTGATATTATCTGATAGCTTAAATTCACCACTATTGTATATATCTTGGCGCCATCCAATAACGTGTAGTAGCGCATCTTGTATTTTTTTAAATTGCATTATCATACGCCAAAATCATTACTAAAATCTATACTAAAATCTGAACTTTTAAAATGCTGCGTAATATGGATTTTTATTGCCATTGAATTATCTGTGGTTTTTAACGTAATATACATGCTACGAGCATTTTTAGTTGTATTCTTTGTGCTTGAAATGGTGAGAGCTCCATTGCTCTCACCATTAAATACAATATTAACAGTTCCTCCATCTGGCCAATTAAATTGTTTAGATGTCATACTGTCAAAATTATTTATTCTATTGTCCAAGAAGTGTTGCTTTCTACATTCACTGAAACAGCCGTACCTGCATAGGTGAGATTTATATCTACTGCCTGTACTCTCAAGTATGGGTCTCCTGCAGTCTGCGTGAGTGTACAAGTAGTAACTTTACCAGAGGCATCAGTTACAATGACCTGTCTAGATAAAGATTCTATAGTTTCATTTGCAGGTACATTGATAGCAATAGAGAAATTAAATTGCGCAAGCGAACCAGGGTCTCCTTGTATAGCAGTACCATTTTCAGTAGACAAACTATTAGCAGTATATGAACCTGGTAAATTAATGCTTAATTCTCCAGTACCTAGTGAAAAGGTAAGTTTACTACTATTAGATACGCCTGATATAGTTATGATTTTACCTTCTTTAGGAACAGACACAGATGTCTCTGTAAGCTGCGTAAATTCAGGTTTACCAGCCTGTATAACTTTTCGTACTACATCCTCACAATTAGCTGCTGAAAATGTTAAGTTTGATTCACGTGGAGAGCGTCCTGTATGCTCAGATGCAGAAACACTAATAGATTTATTTCCACTACCAGATTTGGGGCTAATTAAAACCCAATTTGCTTTTGACATAATTATTAAAAATTTAAAAGTTAATATTATTTACTAAATATAATCCAGTCTACATTCGATTTGATTAAGTACTCAGCGGCTGTATACTCTGAAATCCACTGTATTGCTTCTGGAGTAACTGTGATATATGGACTATTGAAATTAGAGCATACAAGTGTGCAAGATACTTTTGCTTTGTCATATTTTTTACTAACATTTATTTTTAAACACGCCATATTTACTTCACTAAATATATGTTTGTATCTACTTCAGCTATCTCTAATCTATATCCATCTAGATAATTATTATCTGGTATAGATATATAAGCTCGCATGAACAGTTTACCTCTTTTTAAGTCTGTAGTATCAATGCAAGCTATATAGTTATTAGCATCAATTCTTTTTAACTGGTCTTTATACATTTCTATATAAGGCCCACCTACTGTAAAAAATCGGACTTTAAAAGATAAATCATCCATAGTAAGATTACCTATCTTATCTATATTTATATTTAACGTTATGCCAGAACCTATTATATCACGCATACACACTTTTATTTTTAAAAACAAAAACAGGAGGAACGAGACTTTTTAAGTCTGTCCTCCCGCTGGACCCATCCAAAGCTAATAACAACTAAAAGCTATTACTAGTTTCTTCTAGATTTATATTTAGATATTCACCCAAAGAAAGATTACACTGTTGGAGGAGCAACAACCTGCTGTACAGGCACTGCATAATTAGCATTCTCACTTGAAATATCAAAAGCAATAATTGGACTAGCCAAAGTCTCAGAATTGCTGTTGTAAGAAGTAAGGAATGCAACGTCAACTGCGAAGCCGTAGTGCTCCTTACGGGTACGAACCATATCGGCTGTAGCTGCACCTGCTATATCGTGGTAGTCACCAACAGAATCGTAGAAGTAAGTACCACAAGGAATATTCAACAGTGGCAAAGTTGCAATACCCCACTCATGACCATCACCAGATACTGTGCCGAGCAAGCAGTCACGTTCGAAACGTGTCATGAAACCAAGAGAACCTGAATTGATAGCATAACCCTGAGCATACTTCTTGTTACCGAGTGCCATGTTGTTAGTCAAGTGTACAATCTTGTCACCAAACTCGTTCTGTTTGTTAACGTCGTTGTACAAACCATGCTGAGCGAGCTTGCGCATAATTGACTCAACACCGGCATCACCTACAATGTGCAACTGGCCGAAGAAGTCATTGGCTGCCATAATTGGGTCGAGGTCGCCAAAGATGTTCTCACGCTCAGCCCACTTTGCGTTGATTGTACCTGCTGTGTTTTTATAGAGCAGTGGGTTCTTAATAACCTTTGTCTTCTCAGCTGCAAGCTTAGCAAGAGCTGCTTCATCGAGTTTCTGAGCAAACTTGTAGATGTACTTCATCAACTTAGTCTCGAAATCCTTCTGGATGCCGATTTCGTTGTTCATGTACATAGCAGGAGCGATAGTGAAGCCAAACGCATAAGTAGCAAAATTAATCTGCACCATGCGAGAAGTATTTTCACTATCAGCAATCGTAAGCGTACGAGTATTGCCGATTGTGATGTCTGCATCATAGTCGATTACAGGAGTTTCAAGGATGTTACCGATAGAAGTACGAGCCTTCTGCTTGAGCTCCTCAGTAAGAATACCGGCTGGGTCATTAGACTGCTGGATAAAAACGTCAAGAGCACCATATCGGCTAGGACGATACTCGTACTTGTCAAAATTTGAACTAGAACGAATGTTCTGAATTCTAGTAAGTACTAAACTCATAGTCTTTTAATTTTTAAAAGTTTAACATAAATATATCATAACTGACATGCTGCATTACCCTTTTACATCATACAGTCTATTATCGAATTGGAAGGCTAGAAACATTATTTTCATTTCTAATCTCAAGTGCTTTGTTACCAAACTCAACATTATCACGAGTTAAGCCGGTTGACAACAGATAGTTCTCAATCTGAACATCAGCTTCCTGCTGAGTTTTAGCTGTTGACAAATCAAGATTAACTGTTTGGTGGTCAGATTGTGGGTTAGGCTTAGTGCCTCCACCTGGCTGCTGCTTACCTGTATCGATAACGTCCTTCAAACTTGTCTCCATTACTAACTCCTCGATAGTATATGGATTGAGGTTGTTCTTAGGATTGTTGAGAGTATTACCAGCAGCATCGCGGAGTACAAGCTTCTTTCCGCCGTTACCATCGTCGATGAAATCAGGAGTACCCTTAGCAAGAATCTCATCTTTAGCAGCAGCAAGGAGAATCTTCTTAACTGGCTCTGAAACATCAGCTTTAAACTTGATACCAGCTGTAGCATTAGTAAATGCAAAGCCTACTTGAAGGTCTTTTTCCTTCTTTTCGTAGTCCTTTTTAGCATTATCAAGCTCTTCAGTCTTAGCTGTAAGCTGTGTCTGAAGCTGAGTAACCTGGTGGCGAGCATCTTTAAGCTGCTGCTTTACAGCTTCATCAGACCCACCTGCTGCAAGTTTAGCTTCAAGCTCAGTTACTTTCTTCTTCTGAGCCTCGAGCTGAGCAGAAAGTGTCTTAGTACCATCAAGCTTAGTCTTGTAGTCACCAAGAACTCGCTTAAGATAGTCATAAGTTTTTTCACCATCTGCTTTACTTATGCCAGAAATACTGAGAATGTCAGCATCATATTGACCGTGCAAAGCACCAATCTTTGTGCCAATTACTGTTGCCTCATCATTGCTAGAGAGTGTAGTAATGGCTAGTTTTTGAGCGTCAGTCAAACCCTTAAGTGACTCGCTCTGATTAAGCATTTCAATTGTTATCATAGCTTTGTCTTTTAATCTTTAGGTTCCTCAATGAGACCTGCAGCATCACCAAATGGGTCATTGATGACAGCTGTAATTGAATAACCAAGCAGCTTGTAATTCTGCTTAAATACTTGCCACTCACCGAATGAGAAGTAGCGTTTCTGAGGTGGATTTACCTCTTTACCTGTTCGCTTGCTAAAACGGTCACCAAAAGCAACCATCGCAACAACTTTACCAGATGTGTTGTCAGTAGAAGTATTTGAAGCATTCTGCTTCAGGGCCTCTTCTACGACAGCGAGGCGAGCCTCAGCTTTCTTAAGTTCTTCGGCGTTATTGTCAAACTCCGTCTTCTGCTCAACCGTGAAAGCATCAGGATTACTCAGCTGAAGCTGCTGAAGCTCCTCCTGACGGTCCTTCAAGTCCTGAATCAATTCTTGGAGCTCCGCCTTGTTCATCGTTTTGTTTGACATATTCTAATAATTTATCTCTAATAATTTTAATCTTTTCGCGCAGTGGAAGAGAAGAACCAAATTCCACAATATCAATGTTTTCACGTTCAAACTTTGATATAAACTCTGAGAAATTAACTTTAAGTTTCACATAGTTTACATTAAGTAAACTAGCATTATAAAGCTTCATTATCTCATCTAGTGTTTTATGAGGATATGGCTCTAACTGCTTCAATATAAGCATCCTCTGCAATACCAGCGGGTTATTACGATATTCCACTTCAAGAATCTGCTGCATTATAGCATCAAGTTCTGTTTCGGTGGCACCACTTTCTTTAGCAGATTTATACTTAGAATAGAGTTCTTCGACAGTGAAGACATAAAATTCTGTGCCCCAACTTATAGATGACGATATGAAATTATCTCCATAACGAAGCTTACAGATTGTGTCTTCTACAAACTTCTGAGCCTGCTCGAAGTCTGTCTTCAGAGTATTAAGAACAGCTGTTTTGCTTTCAAAATTAGCAGCTACCTGCGTCTCGTTGATAGCCTCTTTCTCTGATACTGCAGCATTACCACCTGCTCCAACTACTGAAACAACAATCTCGTCGTGCAGGCGACGCACTTCTTCAACGTTGTATTCTAGACTGTTTTTATCAATAGTTGTAATCTGAACGGGGTTGCGCATATCCGCTATGCCCTCTGTCTGATTAGGAACTGGTACTTCCAAGAAGGAACCAGGACCAGCTATACGCTTTTCACCACAGCATGGACACTTTTTTACTGTTCCATCAGCATTAATCTCATACTCACCGTCAGCATTTCTTAGGAAGCCACCATCACAGTATTCGCCTGTTTCGTTGTTCTCGAAATTACAGTCTGCCTCATAAGCTGAATAAATAGGATATGGAGCATACAAGTCAAGGTGCTGTTTAGAGATAGAGAAGAACAAATACCAATCCAATCTAGATAACTCCTTCGTAATTGGATTTTTCTTAATATCTGGATATTTCTCATTGATAGGAGTTGTCCAAAAGAATCGTGCTGGGCAAAATCCTAAGTTATGAGTAGCCTCTGTTAACAGGGACTCTATCTCATTCTTCTCATTAAGCTGATAAACTCTTATTGAAGTACTGTCAAAGACCGCTATTCTGTGTTCTGGCTGTTTGAAAACAAGCCATTCAAAATTAGTGATACTCTTATCTACAAGCTTGTAATCGATGACGTTATCGATATTAAGCCAATAGAAATATGGCTCTGGCCTAAAGCTTGTCTGTTGAGTTGGAAGGTCAACTACAAGTATACTGTTAGGCGATACCTGTAGCTGTTTCCATCCTTCAGTTTTCCATATATCCGGCTCATGAAGTACATTCTTTTTATAATTCAGCCAATCTTCAAGCAGCTCAGATGATGTAAACTGATATGCTGAACTTGAGTTTCTACTGTAGAATACTCGTTCGAGCTCTCGGTATACATCGTCTATAACTGCCGAAGTTGGAAGCGGATACTGGAACAGATGAACAAATATGTCGTACTTGTCTCTTGGGAGTAAGTGCGACACCCAATCAAGAAACAACTGAGCTGAGCTATTATAGTCAAACAAAGATATGTTAGTTTCCGTGTGGAACCTAACACGCTGCTGGAGAGAAGACGCTTTATTTATCAGCTGCCTTTTCTGTGGTCTTAGCAGAATTTCCTTTATCTGATTTAAGCTTAAGCCCATATTCTTCTGTATATTCGTATTCACTATCTTCAGGTACGCGCCAACCACCATTTAAAGTTGGTCCCATATCGAGAATTCTCTCGGCGTGTGATACCTCAAATTCCTGTGAGATACCACCTGCTTCGAGACGTACCTTTTTTACTGGTTTTCTAACTTGTCGTACCATACACAAATCTTTTTTAACTTGAAGCTGTGTTTGTGAGTTCCGTAAGTGGATTGTAGTCAAGCGTATCAGCCTTAATCAAGACAAGATTGTCTGACCAATTAGGATAGAAGCTCCAACTAATAGTGTTAGAGTCTGGCTCCTCATAACCGCCAAGGTTCTTGTCACCTACGAAGAACTTGTCAACTGGAATAGGCTCATAGTTTGCACCATCACCAGCTTCATCTATAGCTCCAATATTGCCATTCTCGTCAATCAAGAACACACCAATCTTTTCACATGAATAAGTCTTGAGTGTCTTAATAACTGACTGAGCTTCCTGATAAATAACGCCTGTGAATGTAGTTGGCTCACGGCCAATAATAATCTCAACACCACCGAGTGTCTGATTACCGCCACCAAACGTACGGGCTTCACCAGGTTCAGTAGTTGGATTCTGAATGTATGGTGATACAATCAACTTAGTGCCGTCTCCTGCAGCAAAAAGAGGTGTCATTGTAGCTTTCTTAGAAATCGTTTCCTTAGGAATCTTGTTCTTAACACCTGTAGAGCTGAAGATACGGGCAAAAATTACTTTCTGAATCTGTCCAAAGCTCTCTTTGCACTCAGCAATCTCAAGGTCATTGAGATGCTTACCTGCTGGACATCCGCAATTCAATCCCATAATAGTATAAATATTAATTAGTTAATAAATATGCAAAGCTAAGCAGTGAGTGCAAAAGCTATGCGTTAGTTGCAGATACAGGACTCGAACCTGTGACCTCTAGGATATGAACCTAGCGAGCTTCCAACTGCTCTAATCTGCGATATAAGCGAAGGCGGCCGCGATAGCAGAAGGATTCGAACCTCCGACCTCAGGTTTACAAGACCTGTGCTCTAGCCCTATGAGCTATGCCACCCCTGATGCCGCCATTTGCCCTCGCTAGAGGAATCGAACCTCTCCAATCACTGGACGGACGTAGCGTGATTGGCTCACCAGGACGAGGATGTAGCTCTCCGCTGAGAGCTGATTGAACTAAAATAATTAACAACTTTAATAATTAAGAACCGTTATCAAGAAAACCTTTTCCTTAAAAAATAACCATAACCCTAAACTAACATTTACACTGCAAATATACTAAAAATATTTGAGATAATAAAATTTTTTATGTTAAAGTATGTTAATTGAAATAAAATTAATTTCTCAGTCTTATCCTACTAGTATTGTGTTTTCTACTATGCATCTCAATTACGCCTGTAAGAGCATCTGGCGCATCATCGTGCTGCTGTTTCTTATTATCTTTACGGTACGACATAAGAGCTGCATAGAACTTAGGCCACTTCTTTTCCCAACCTTCTGGAAACAGAATATCACTTTGGCACATTCCAGAATTAGTAAATATACGTGTTGCCTTCTTCTCAGACTGGGTGAATGTTCTGACAGCAGTTCTAAAGTTTCTATATGTTACACGAAGTATCTTTTTAACATTTCTAGAAAAACCTCTACCGCCGTTATTCGATTCTATAAGAGCTGATACAGTCTGATTTCGCGTTAGCATCTCAGCTGTCTTTGGCTCTGTTTTCTCCATCGGTGCATCTGTGAACAACACATCCGTAACATATACATACTCAGGTGTATCTATAAAACAGATGGAGCACAGATTGTCGGCTCCGGTATCAGCCGTATCAGTGTAGTTCCACTTGTGAGCGGCTTCTCGGCCTTGCGGCAGCTGGTCTTTGTTATAAGTCTTAAAACCTTCAGAATACATAAGACCTTCTTTTGGTGTAGGGTCCTGCATATACTGAGTATCAAATACAAGCGGGTTAATCTCTCGCATGTGGTCAAGCTCTTCAAGTGTATGCTTCATAGGCCACAGAGCGTGACGTTCATGAGTAACAGGGTCTTCCTGTATAGCCGGCAACGACAGAACTGTCCACTCATCTGGTTCTATCTCTTGCAAATATCCACACAAGTCATGCTCATGTAGTCTCTGCATGATTATGATAATAGGAGTATTACGGCTGTTAGTACGGTTACGAATGGTATTTTCGAATCGCAAGTTAATTCGCTCACGAACTATATCTGAATCAGCATCCTCAGGTTTAATAGGGTCGTCAATCATGATTGCACCTTGGAATACATTAGTCTTAGCACCTATCTGCTCAAGCATTCCATTCATATCTTCATCGAATGTAAGGTTGTCAGCCGTTTCAGAACCTTTGATTGGTTCCTCTTCATCCACATTACCAGCACCAAAACCTGTTACCTGACCTTGTGTTGAAACTGCATACATCTCTCCACCAGCTGCTGTTCGCCAACGTTTATTAGAAGCTTTCTCTTTTTCAAGCTTGGATTGTGGAAACAGCTCTTTATATAGACTTTCTTGCATGATAGACCTTACTGTGTCTGAGTTATCTGCTACGAGCACATCAGAATACGACAGATGCAAGAATCTGCATTTAGGATTTAATGCAAAACACCAGCTAATAAATGATTTGATAACAAGCTCTGTTTTGCCATATCGAGGTGCAATGTTAATGATAAGTCTTCTACACTTACCATCTACAACATCCTGTAAAGCTTTTATAATTTTCTCATGGTGCTCAGCAACTATAAAATTACGTTTATACTGAGCCTTAAACATGGCTTTTGTATAAGCCTTGAATGATGAAAGCATCTCAAGGCGTAACATCTCTTTAGCATTTACAACATCATGCTTGAGAGTATCTGCGTTTATAACTCTCTGCTGCATTTCTGAGAGTGTTCTTTTTGGAGTATTCATATCTGTATTATTATAATAGGCTGAGCTCACAATGGCAAAATAAATGAATATCAATGGTGTTTAATAAAAACTATGTGAGCCCAGCCTTGACTGAATAATATTACGTAATTAATATATAATAATGTATGGGGGTGGGCGTGCGCGGGCGCCCGCGTAACTAAATGGTTTCATACTTGAAAAATGAGAGAATTAAGTGTGTGCAATTATTTGAGAAGTGACTCTCTAATCAGAATATAAGCCTCTCTAGAAACTGGAGTATTCGGTATGATGCCTGCAGCCTTAGATTCTTGTGGCAAATCAAGCATCATTCCAGTTTTTCCGAAAATACGGTCCCAGAGTTTCTCTACTGTCTGGATTTCTCCAATTCTAGAGTCGTTCATAAGGCGCTTAACTACTATTTTAATAGCGAGTGGCGTCTTGTCATTATCGTATATGGCTTGAAGCTGCTTCTCATTAGCAGTAAGAAGGCAGGCTAACAGATTAGCTGTATCAGTCTTCGATAACTGCAAATCAAGATTTATGTTGAGTGAACTGAGAAGCTTTACGACTTCTGGCCGAGTTGTGCCTTGAGATAGCATAATCTGCTTTGCAACATTTTCTGCCATTGCAGGCTGACCATTACTAACAGCTACCCTGTTAGCCAAATCTATAACTTCTTTGGCTGGCATGTGCTTGTCTTCATCTTCGAGTTGCTGGTATACAGCCTCTTGGGCTTCTTGCTTTTTCTGTCTGAAGGCCTTAACAGCTTGTCTCGCGGCTTGGCCTTCAGCAGCTCTAGCAAGTTTTAATTTAGCTTTTGCAAGCTCTTGAGCTGTTTTCCTGTCATGTATCGACTTGGACTTATCCTGGACCATGGAAGCTCGTTGCTCGAGACCATCTGTGCCTAATAAGTCTGATGAATCTGGTAATATATCAGAAATATCATCATTAATTCTATCTATACTTTTCATTGTCTAATCTTTTAAAGTAAATCTGAGATGTCATCATTATGTTTATCAGGCTCATAAAACTTATAAACTAGGTGCCAAACTGGAGTTTCACATGAGTTATAACCTTCTACGGCAAGATATATATAGCCTGTTTTACTAAACATAGTTGCAAGTTCTTCAGCTAAATATTTACTTGTTCTGATGGTCATTGTAGTACTTCCATCTTTAACCTTTCGTCCTATTAACTCTTTAAGACTTGCGTTAAGATATAAAATTTGGTCACGTGTTAAATCTTTCCAGCTTTTAGGTATATGTTCTCTAATATCTGCCCATGTTTCGTTATCAAAATCAGGTATTAATCTTTGCTTAGCTAATACCTTTGATAGTTTTGATATTGGCTTTAGATATAATCTATCTTTACACTTATCGCATTTCATATTTTCACATGTGATATTAAGTGCTTTACAAGCATTTTTCAAAGAATCCTTAGCATATTCGGATTTAACAGTTACATAGGCTTTATTTTTGTAAAAGCCTCCTGTAACGATGAGCGCCAGAGTTATATACAACTCTGAATCTCTTAGCTCTTTACCTGAAACTGGTATATAATAATTCTGTTCCATGAGTTTTTATAATTTTGATTTACACTGCAAATATACTTAAAAAATTCCAAACTATAAAATTTTCGGTTAATTTTTATAATTTTTTAACACTTTGGAGATATTTTCGGGTATCGCGTTCTGTCTTTGTAGATTTCATGAAATTTGTGAGATTTCTTACTATGTGGGACAATTTCAGTGAAAAATATTACCACAAGTCAAGATATTTTGGTGAAATATTTATTAACCGAGCTCAGTCCGGGTCTGTGAAAATGACCTATGAGTGAACCAGTCCGTGAACGTTTTGGAGTCCTCCTAAGTTATTGATTTTCAATTCTTTATATAATATATTAACCGATATTACTAAAAATATTATATAATTAGGAAGTAGAAATAGAAAAATGATATAAGTATATAACCGATATTTAAGGATTTAGTTTAATTTTAAAATTTCCTTGAGGGATTTATAAGGAGCCCGAGGTCACTGTGGTTCGGTGAACTATTTATAACTAATTGATTTTCAATAACTTATATTAAAAATTCACCGAATCCGGATAGGGCTCCTATACGGTAACTTGGTGAATATCAGCATAAATCCTATGAAAATCGTCATTTATAATATAGATTTGTAAGCACAAAAGGCGGAACTATGATTAGTTGTTATATATTTCTAGTAAGAATTAAAATAATGAGCCTCAGAACCATTTTTATATATTAATCTATATATCTTTATTATTTTTATATTATAATGGCCCAGAGGTACACTACTTTCATCCCTGGGTATGTTTTTAATATTTTTGAACCTCTATATACGTGCGTAGGCACATACCCATATACATTTATACTACTATAGCTTGTCGTCCAGTGAACCTATTTTGCGCAAAAATTTTTCTGAACAAAGTGCGCAATATAGAATTGAGCCTAAGGGCCCTCCTTGTCAGTATTTTATGAATTGATGAAGCATATTTCTATCAGCCTATTCACAAGTCATAAGATATGTACAGCAGAAATTTTTGGCTCAGTATTTGGACAAGTCTTTAAATAATAAGGGGCTGCCAGGCTAATAATTGTTAAGGGGGCCTAATTTTTATTAAATTTAATATTTTTTAGGCTAAAAAATTAATAGTCTATTAGCCTAAAATTAATTAAATTTAGATAAAATTAACAACCTATTAGCTAAAAATAATTAAATTTAATATTTATTTGCAATTAAAGGCTAAAAAGTGTTAAAAAAATACCGATTTTTAGCTTAAATATTATTAATTTTTTAAATTATTTAACTATTAAACTAAAATAAACAAACGTTAAAATAATTAAAATAAAAAAATAGGCTAATAATAATTAGCCTAATTTTCTTTAATTAACCTTTAAATTCGTCGATAGAATCAAAATAAATATAAAAATTGCCAACAATTATTAAATTTTCATAACAATTGCCAATATTTTTAACTCTTATTTCGACCTCTTTATTTAAATTATTTAAAATAAAGTTAATTTCGTCTAAATTAAAACCATCTTCTTTTAGCAATTTTTTGAGATGGCTAGCGTCTATTAAATTTTCTTCACCATTATAATAAAAACGCAAAAAATCTATAAATTTAATATTTACTAACATAATCTAATTATTTTTAGAAATATTAGGCTATATTAATATAGCCTAATATTTATTAAATTAATCTAAAATTATTTTTTCTTCGTCAATATTATAATAAATTGACATAAGCAAAGAATCGTCAATATTTGAATCCTCGAGCGTCGAAATTTTATAAATTAAATAAAAATTCGCATTTTTTGGACCTTGCGAAATATTATTAAAAATATCTAAAATATTTTTTTCTACATAATATTCACAATCGCTTTTAAAAGTGAAAGAACCGAAATGTTTGCTAATATTTTCACTTTTAATATTATTTATGAATTCTAAATATTTTTTAGAATCATTTAATAATTCTTTGCTAACTTCGACTTTATAAGCCTTAAAAGTGAAAGAACGTAAAATTTTAATTTTTTTCATAATTTTTAATATAATTTAATTGTTTTTATAATTTTTTAACTAACACTAAAAATATTAAAATATAATTAAATATTATAAAATTAATATTATTTAACCGTTGCTAATAAACCTTAATTATTGCTAACGTTGTCCAATAAGTCAAAGAACTCTAAAAAAATACTAATAAAAACAAAAAATATATAAAAATCTAATTATTACTAATATATAATTAAATAGGCTATATTTTTTTATTTTTATATTGCAAAGATAATAATAATATTTTAAATAAAAAAATTTCTTGACTTTTATTAATAT